GTCATCTTCGGCAATTTCGAATTCATATGTATTCTGAGCATGTGACATAGGCATGGAGCCTTGAATAGAGATAATGTGATAAGGGTTTCGTGCAATGATTAAAGCAAGGATTGAGGTAGATTTTAATGTATCCATAATTTTTAAATTTTATTGATTAGTATTTTTTTTAATTTTGATATGCAAATATAAAGACTTTATTTTAATTATGCAATAACCTCAATTGCCTTCGTAGGTTATTAAGGGCCTTGAATTATATTTGCCTAAATCTCCGAGGCCATGAATGGAGTAAGGCCATAACACCATAGGTCCTAGAATTAATGCAAATATTGCTAATATAAATACTTAGCCAATAACTGCAATAAACTCTAGGACCTTATTACCTAACCCCTTATAATTACCTTATCAATATTAATTATAACCTGGTCACTGGGTTTATCCTTACCTTTCTTTAATAAATAACCTATACTACCCATCGGTATATTATATTCTTTAACCAATTCATCCCAAGTTTTATAATTTGCCTTCTCCTGTATGGCCTTAATGAACTTAGGATTATATTTCCTACGTTTCTTATTAACTTTCCTAATGGGTATATAGGTAGGTTTAGGGGTACCCCTTTTATCTTCCCAAGTATATAGGTTAGGGAATAGTTCGGCAAAGTATTTCTGAACAGTGATACCTTTACGTTTGCCTTTAGCATCAATCAGTTTCATATGACGTTTTACCTTAATGAAGTGATTGGTTGTTTTGTTCTTAATCCTACCATCTGAATAGAATCGGTAGGATGGAAAATCCTTGTGGGTTCTGTGTTTCATATTTACCTTGAATTTTTAATTGATATGTATTATATAATAGTGCTTGGTAAGGTAATTCGGATAAGGTAAATAAGAGGCCATTAGGGGACGAAAAATTATCATCACATAGGCCTTTTTGAGTTTGCCTTTAAAGTGTGTAGTAGAGCTATATGGTATAGTGGCTATATAGTGAGTTGAGTGGCTTTGTATAGTAAGGTAAGTTTGCCTAGCCTTGTTTGCCTAAATCCCCAAAACCCCCGGCGAGGTACCTTGATATGTATTATGGTATATTGATTATGTATGTAGTATAATAAGGGGTATATGTATTAGGTATTTATTATATGTACCTTAGTTAGGATGGTAGCTTAGTTAGCGCTATTAAGATTTTGTTATTTTGTTTTGTTTGGGAGGAGGGTATGGGTTATAGGTATATGGTTAAGTACCTATAAAAGTGGGATAGTGATATTAGTGATAAGGTATATAGGATTAGTATTAGGGTTTGTGATATTATATACCTTATTTTGTTTGTTGGGTGGGTGTTCTTGTAGGCTTGGTATATTTTCTCATTGCGTATGAGGGTTAGGATAGTTCCTACTGATAGGATTATTCGGATTATGTGATAGATAGTGTTCATGGTAGTGATATTATATCGATTATGGTTATATCTGTTAGGGGTATCTGTAGTATATCTCTTATTTGTAATCTGATGTGTTCGGAGTGGAGGTGGTTGTTGTTTATCCTTTGGTTGGGGTACCTTAGATATGGCCTTAGTTCCTCAGTTCTGTATGGGATTACCATTTCCTCTGTGAATCCCTCTGTGTATTCTTTAGTGTGACCTGGTACCTCGAAAGATACCAGGAATTTTCCTTTTGTTAGCATGGCTCTAGTTCATTAGTTAGGATTCTTATATCGGTATACTGATTCATGTATTCCCTTTCTGAGGATATGTCTAAGCATTTACATGCTATATAGTGACCGTACATTGATATACCGGATTCGTAGCCTTGGTCATCATTCATGAAGTGGGCTAAGCCTTTCCTATTGATTTCGATTACTGGATAAGGAGGTTCTCCATTAGTTGCTTCTTTATCGAAGGTAGCAAAGTCATAAGTATCAGTGTTATCGGTCATGGTAGAGAATATTTCTATAAGCCAAGTAAAGTCCTCTAGAGGTACTCTGTCTAGCCATTCCCATCCGATTGGGTATTGGTTTACTGTTATGATTGGTTCCATGATGTTAATTGAGTTGAGGGTTAAACATTTGTTTTGGTTGGCTTAATAGGCAGCAATGAGGATAACCTGCTTCATCGAGGATTCCCAGTATAAGATATCGATTGGTATCTCTGGGAATTTCGAAATAGAAAGCTGGTTTCATGTCGCCATCTATGAATGTAAAAACTATCTGAGTGTTTTCTAGTAACCCATTTAGTTGTACATGAGAAAGGTAGTTATAAATAGCTTCCCTTTGATTTCTTGGGTTTTTATCCCATGAGATGAGCATATCGTCATACCAATTTGGATTATCGCATAGCTTTTTAAGTTGTTGTTGAATATACGGTGTCATGATTTGAAGTAATAATATAAGTCCTCGATTAGTTTATCCTGTTCTTCCCATATAGTATCTGATACTACGTATTCTGATACGAAATAGTTATAGAAAGGCCCAAATAGTATTTTTAATACTATGTCCTTGAGTTCGATATTGAGTTGTTCCTCTTCTTCGGTAGAACTGGGTTTGATTGCCTGAAGTTCTGCCTTATAGGATGCCGTTACGGCATCCTTTAGGGTTTGAATATATTCTGGGTTAGTTTCCTTGAGAATACTTAATTGTGATTTGAGTTCTTTACTTATCATGGGGCTTAGCAATTACTGATATGAATCCTTGTGGATATAGAGTATACATAATTTGATAGTTCCCTGTGGGCAAGAAGACCTGCATTATGTTTGCAAGTAATGGGTAGATTTTCCATTGGTTTTCCTCTAGAAAGTTATTCCAGTCATCGAATTCTTCTGGATAATTACCTGATAGTTGGATATGATACTGTTCTTGGTCAGCAATAAATAAATTAGTTACTACCTGGATTTCGTCTGATTCCTTTTTATATTGGGTAATTGGGTACCAAAGTCCTTCGGTTTTCCATTTATTGAGTTGGAACAAGGACATGCCCTGTTCCAGTACGTTTAAAAGTTTATATAAGTTTACCATAGTGATTATTTATTAAGTTGTCTAATTAGTTCTGATGCAGCCAGGGAATCAAAGAGTGGGGTTTCTCTTTTGTCGGATTCCCATTTTTCGAGAGCATTATATGTTGCCGTATATTGATATATCATGTCCTCATCTTGTTCCTCGTCCTGGATGAATTCCCGGAGATGTTTTTTGAGTCCAGTAATTATGTAATCCTGATGTTCTGGAGTTAATTGAGGAATACCAAATATGATAGCTTCTACCTGTGATGGAGAATAATCATAGTATTGGTCGTCAGCACCCTTTGTTAGATCCATGTGGGAGATAATGTTTTCCTTTAGATTTTCGAAGAGAACTTCCTCTGAATCATATGTGATGATATATCCTGAGATATAAGCAGCAAAAGGTTCATCCTCTAAGTCGATTGAGTAAACCTGGATATTGGTATCTTCCTTGTTAATGAGAAGACCATCTGAGTAATCATAAGTATAAATGGGATGAGAAGCAAGCAGTTCCCGGATGGCCTCTAAATTTTTTAATTCTTTCATAATATGTCTATATTAAAATTATTTGAGAAATATTTCTCACTGCAAATATACAAAATTATTTCTAAACTTGTTTCTATAATTACTTTTATTTTTATAAATAGGGAGGTTCTGGGAGGTGTTTTGAGTGCCTCCCAGAGGGTTTTGTTAATATTGCCCTGTCATAGTAATGATAATGAAAAGGGATTCATCATTGAAATGTACCTGGATAGTATCTCCATATGAGTTTGACATGTAATGATGATTAGGGTTAAGTTCTTTTAATGGGTGATGTTCATCCCAATGAGAATTAATGAATTCTATCACGTATTGTTCAAAAGCATCGGATTCTCTGCAGTAGGTTTCTACCTTTTCGTCATCGTCTATAGGATACTCCCGGAATTGGAGATTGAGAGTTCCCATGTATGATTCATCCGGATTTGAGATTTCGTTAACTGATTGAGCAGTGTAACCAAAAGCATCAAGAGTTCCATTGAAGTAACCCATAATGTGATTTGAGATTTCGTTAATAGTTGTCATAAGAAATAAGTTTTGTGACCCTGTTCGAGGTCGGTTAATAATTATATTTATTTTTCTCTTATGCAAATATAGAAATAATATTTTAAATATGCAATAATTAAGGGAGCCCAGATGTTAGTGTTTCTGAACTCCCTGAGGATATATTAACTGGTTAGGGATTAGTATAATTCATCGGCCAGCATTGGTTCCTTGGGCTTATTTAATTTCTCTTTAGAACGTCTTGTAGCCCAATTCTCGTAGGGTTTGTAACTGAAGGTACGTGTTGTTTCATCGTATGCAGCATATACCATTTGTTTACGGGATATTCTCCTTCCGTAAGTTTTCTTAAGATTAGCAAACCAATCTAGATACTCCTGTAAAGAGTTAAAGATTTCTTTGTGCCCGTCTAAATCATTTTTAGGACGGGTCTTCCATGTTGCTTCTATATAGCATTGGTGTAGGGTAATTGAAATAAAGTATCGGCACCAACTACCACCAAAGATAGTGCCCGTGGAGAATTCTATCTCCCGAGCAACTAATGGACTAACGTTATACTTTGTCATGCGATTGAGAAATTAAGTTGGAAAATCCAGTTGTTTCTATCGAGTTGATTGAATGATATGAACCTCCCATCGTTATCGGTAAATTCATTCATGAATTGAACTGCAGCAGATGCTAATTGCCCCTTATAGGGATTAGTATCAGCAGTTATCACGGATTCGAAAATGAAAGAATAATAGGTAGTATCATAGATTTGTACCTGATTAATATCCAAGCAATTGAGTTTGTAATCATCCTCTAGTTTGATTAAGAGTCCCATTAGGAAATTAAGAAGATTACCCTGTTCATCAGAGTCAAGTTCAAATGTAGATTTCTTTTCTAAGAAATTGCGAACTACCTTAGTTAGTTCGTCTGCTTGATTGTAAGTTACTGAGTTCGTTTTCATATTTTTGTCTATTTTTAAAATGATATGCAAATATAAGCATTTTTATTTTTATAGAAAAATATATCTATTTTATTTTTAAGGAGGCTGAGGATGTGTATACGCTAAGAAAGGCAGTGGATTAGACTGCCTTTCAATTATTAAGGTAATTGGGGAGTTAGCAAATATAGAGCCTCTCTTATGATTGAACTCTCCATAGGTTCTAAAGAGGGTTCCTTATCCATTAGCCCACCTTTCTTCTTCTCGTTTTCAAATACTTCATGTATGGCTTGCTTTAGTTTAGTAGCTAATATCTCTGATAACTCCTGAGATTTAAGAGAGATAAGTAACCCTTTTCGTATTTTCTCAACATCTTGGTTATTCTCAGTAATGGGTTTTGCTTCTACTAATTCTTGTATACCCGAGGAATATTCATCTAACCGTTCATATCCCAAATGTTGTAGGTCATTAATGAAGATACTAAACTCATCATAAGTAAGTCTAGTATCAAAACCTACTCCATGATATAGTTGTACTAAAGGGACAAGGATTCTCCTCAGTGTATTGAAATCTTTTAGATGGTCCAATTTTATTCCTGATTCGAGAGGTATTTTATATACCTTTTCACCCTTCAGTACTACTAACAGAACCATTAGTCTTGGTGGTAATCTTTTCTCGTTCATAAGCAAGTTTTTGTATTATGAGTTGTACATAGGTATTTCTCTCTTTATAGATGAACATTACCGAGAGAAGTATCTCATGTTTCGGTAATATCATCTGTATGAAATTGCCTGGAGCAATTACAGTAGCTACTACTGGAGAATCCTCCTGAGAGAAATTCTCTAATATCATTTCTGCCCTCTTAATGGGTTCTGGTTTTGTTGGGTCCAAAGTTAGGACTGGAGCTGTTATACATTCCTTAATGCCCTGTGTTAAGGCATTGTATAACCATTCGTCTTTTATATCCTCTACTTGGAGGTTTTTCATTGTAATCATATCCTAAACCTATTTAGAGTCCATACACCCAGGATATTAAAGAATACCCATAGTTCCCAGTTTTTGTAAAAGTTATAGGGTTTACTGAATTGAGATGTTTGAAATATTATCTGATTTGGTGTTCTAGATAACATTTCTGCATGGCAAGTTAATACTCCAGAAGATAATTGAGCTTTAAAAGCTCTGATGATATCTTCATCACTTTTAGTCTCTACTGAGGTAAGTAATTTAATAAATTCTACCTCTACACCTTCCGACATTTTAACCTTTCGGAAAGCAAATTTCTCTTTATTCTCCATTTTGTTGATATTTAGATAAGAACTCTTGAGCTAGTTCATCTTGAGTTCTTTCGATTATGTTCTTTACGATTGTTTTATTTTCTACTCTAGCCCACATACATAGCATGCCCAATTGAGCATCCATATAGCAATCTATAAGAGAGGGGTCCTTTCTAAATACGTCCCATTGTTTTACGAAATTGGTTCGAACCAAATCCCTATAACCCTGGTCTGATATACCTTCTTGGTCTATATAAGCAGATACCCTTTTTCTTACTTCTAAAAGGATTTTCTCTAAGCTTTCCGGTAATCTGAAATTTTCTGGTAAGCTATGATATACCAGAGCATTTGGTATCAATTCCTCAAAAGTGAACTGATTATCGAATAGTTTCTTTGGGTATCTACCTGAAAATATCAAGGGTATCTTATACCTTAGCAATGATGGTACTATGTCGTATATAGCATAATGTTTCCGATATTCCTGATATACATCGAAATATAGATTCTCATCGAATATACCAGATTTCCTCATTATTGCCTGTAAAGTATTATAAGCAGCATTGATATGAGTATTACTCAATTTGAATACTAAGTTGCCATTTTTAATAGCAATGAGTTCACTACAGCATCTCTTTCGTCTAAATAAGTTCATGTGATTAAAATGTAAAGTCAATGTATATTTTCCTTTTTCCCTTGAGAAATTTTTCGTGATTTGAGTCATCATACTTATGGCAAGCATAAGTCTTAGATGATTTATCATAATGGTCTCTTACCCATACTGGAGCAGTATCAGTTGGTTTTAATTTAAAGTATGTACCCTGATTAACCTTGTTAACCTGAGTCTCTTTGTAAGATGTCTTTGGTAGTTCCATATTTTTGTCTATTTTAAAATTGATATGCAAATATAATTCTTTCTTTTTAAATATGCAATATCCGGATATAACTATGGAAGCTTACTATTTCGGAGGAATTGAGATGCAAATGAGCCGTCCTCTTTCTCTTCTTCCTCAAAGTCTTCATATTGGTATAACTCTGGGTCTTCTTCGTCTGGGTCTATACGCATTTCGATTTCTCTACGTAGTTCATGATGTTCTTTAGAGAATGAAGACATAGCTCCCTTATAATCATCAGTAATTTGCATTAACTCTGCTTTATTAAGGTTAAGACCCTCTTTACTTGTATCTACTCCCTCCTGTTTAGTAGCAACTACTTCGGGTAATGACTTAATGTCATACCTGTCTTCCAATAGTTTAGCCTCTTCTGGTTTATCTAATACCCTTTGTGATTCCAATACGATTTGACGTGCCTCTTCAACAGTGATTGCATTTTGCTGTGTTACGTTGTTCTGTTGATTAAATTGGGCAAAGATATTTGTAGTACTTCCTCCAGTAAGATTACGTACTATTGATTGCAGAGATGTAGAGGATTCAAGCTTTAACTTAAGGGCCTTTCCCAGCTCGGCAGATATAAACGGTACGTATTTTCCTCCCTGAGATTCTCTTAGAATATTAACCTGATGGGCTATTTCCATACGGTCTTCCAAAGCCCATGCTAGTTGTTCTCCCATTAATGCTTGTAGTAAATCTTCTGCCTTTTCTTTATCCCATATTCTAGAGCTTAATAGCCTATCTCTCATAAATACACGTATGTAATTGATATCTATACCCATACGGTATGAGAATGTATTGATATCATAGGTGATACCACATAATACACCATTACCCATCAGCCATTGATTAATAATGTAGTTGTGTATCTTTATCAGAAGTTCATCATTTGGGTTCTTCTGATATTCTAATGCCATTGCAGTAGTCCCCATAGGTCTTGGGAATCTTACTATCTTATTTCTTTTTTCTGACATACAAATGAGATTTTCTGATATCGGAACTTTCATCATAACCCATATACTCTAAATCGAACCTTACATACAGATTCAAAGATAGGTTATAGAAATATCCCTTATATTTTTTCTTACTTACTGATAAATTAAAAGGTTCACCAGAGATTAGGTCCCTGGTGAATACTAAATTACCTTTCCCAGTGATGGGAATATTAAGGCAAAGTTTATAATCTCCTACCTTAAATTTATTCCCATGCAGGTCTGTGATTTCCCTTGCCATAGTTTGCCTTTTTATGGTTCGTAGGTTTTTTGTCTTGTTTACTACGGTTATTGGTTATCCACTTTTGCTCTTCGATTAATTTCTGAACCTTTGGGAATAACCTTTGCCTTAAAGGAACTACCTGAGTAGCGAAAAAGGCATTCCATAATTTCTGAGTTAATGGTTCTCCTATTTTAAGTTCTGAGATTGCCCAGAATTTAGTTTCGAAATTCTTAACTATTTCCCTAAATCGGTAATAGTATATATTGCCAGTCTTTTTATCTATCCCAATTGTAGTGGTTTGGCAATAATCTAGAAATTCTTTACCTAATTCGGATATAAACTCTTCCCTTTTAAAATCATAATTCTCTTGGTCGAGCTTAAATAATTTTACGTAATCGATTGCTTCCATATAGATTTAGTTTGTGATTATTAAACGAGGTATACTTTCATCTGTAATCTGAAATAAGTACCCTCTTACATCATCCTCATAATAAGAGGACCAATATGTTCTTCTAACTCGGAAATTATCAAGGATTGCCCCTTTGGGTACTCCAGTAACAAATAAGCAATGCTTAGGCATCATTGGAGTAATCTCAAATTTCCCATCCTTGAAATTACCATAGGTACCATAGTCGGGCATATTGCCTGTAAACCCAGTATTAAGAAATACATCCTGAACCAGAGTAGTTTGGGGTATTTCCTTTTGGTTACATTCTATGGTTAACTTCGATTTGCCTATATATAGGTCTTTAACTATTTCTCTAAACATTTGTATACGATTATATGGGTAATACCATTTTTCTTGAAGTAAAGGCTATTCTGTGAACGTTCCTCTAACTTCTTTAATTCTCTTCGAGATTCAGTACAAATTCTATCAGATTTCCTTAATATATCTGATACATTATCCCAGATGGGTGCCATTGGTTCTACTGGCCCTGCATAGATAACCTTATGTTTAGTTTCTATTTGGGGATATTTAGATTTATACTGATATTTGCCTTTGCAGTAAAGTACGTTATACTTTTCTGGTTCGTTTCTTTTTTCGTTTTCCATTTTTGTTAGGATTAATGTAATCGGATATTTCATCAAGTTGCCCTAAAAGCAATGCCTGAATGAAAAGGTTTATAGGCCTGAAAAAGAAATTCCTTACGTTATCAGTATTTATATACCAATCGTAAACGATAAAGAACTTCTTAATCTTGGAGTGCTTAAGTGAATGTTGGATTAGATAGGACTTACAACATCGTTTATGTAATTCTACCAATTCTTTGTCCTGCTTAAGCATCTCTTTATCAGAGAAGATAGTGTAATCCATTTTGTATGAATTGAGATGCCCAGGTAATTATCCCGGGCACCTGGTTAATAAAGGTTTATGCAACTTGTTCTGGTTTGAGGACCTTCTTTCTGAAGTCCTCGTATGCTTTAGCAGCAGCCTTGAATTCCTTGGAGTTCTGGTCCTTGATACGAGCCATTGCAAGTTCCAATCGATGGAGTTCATTTCTGGTTTGTTGTCTCCATTTCTTCCGAGCAAGAGTATCAACTACATCGGCAGGGTATACGTATTTAACTTCCCGATTAGAAATTACCTGTTCGATGATGGATGGTTTTTGTTGTTCCTTAACTTCCTTGACAACCTGTTCCTTTTTGGAAGTTTTGGTTTTAGGAGAGAGTTCTACCAATTTGGCATTGGAAAAATTAGTGGCAGCTTCTTGAGCATCTTGTACCAATTCCTTTTTAGTCTTTTTGGCCTTAGGAGCAGAAGCCTTAGCAGTCTTAGAATTTTTAATTCCTTCAAGTTGTTCGGCAACCTTAGTTGCAACCAGGTTAGTAACCTTTGTTTCATTCTTTTTCATAATGTCTATATTTAAAATGTTAGTAAAATGATTAATTTCTTTTTCTGATACAAATATAAGGACTTTATTTTAAATAGAAAAATTTTATTCAAATTATTTTCTATTTGCTCGGGTTAATCGGCTAGGAAGTCGAAGATTTCTGGAGGATAGTTAATTTCGTCCTCTGGGTCATTTATGTAATCTTCGTAATCCTCGTTATATTTATCGTAAATGTTATCTTGTGATGTATTAGGTACCCTTGTACATCTTTCAGGATATTTCTTTACGAAGTCATAGACTTCTTGAGTAGTCATTACCTTGTCTGAGGTAAATTCGTAGGTTACATAAGAATAAGTTTCACCCAATCTAGAAACTTCATATTGCTGGTATCCAGATTTCTCAATCTTATAGATTTGATTTTCTGGAATCGTTTCTATCTCTACCCTATATTTATACCATTGCTTCTTCTCTTCTTTGGGTTTAATTCCCATACTATCTTGAAGAGAGATTAACTTGGTTATGGGACTTTCTAAACGAGAAGGAGCAATGCTCACTTCCTCTATGGGAGCATTATTTTTACTCCCTAAGTAAAGTAGCATTGCTCCTATCGCAATTAATAAACCCTTGGTTATTTTAGTTTCTGAGTTCATAACCTGTAGCTTCGAATTTATTTTTGATGTTCTTTGAAAGGTATTTACCTTTTGATTCTGCTTGATGTAAACCGTTGCAGATTTCGTAAGGTACATCATCATAGCGATAAACTCGATTACCTTTAAAAGCAACCCAAAGTTGTTTCTTCTTTGAGTCATAACCAAAGCCCTCAATATTAGAGGATTCGCAAGGAATCATTTCGACTCCGGTGTTCATTTCTACTGATTCTAAGTATTCGTTCTTTTCCATGTCTATATTAAAATTTTAAAAGTGTTAGTTCTGGGTGGAATTTTAGATTTGCCCTCTGGAATATTGCCCAAGTACCAAGTACTCCCTGAGAATTAGTATGTACCCATTCATCTTCCATTCTGAACAATATGTGAGAGCATACCAGCATTTGGTATTCACTTAGCATATTTATCAGTTGAGGGGTATTCTCCATTTCTACGTATAATTCAATGTGCTCATCTAGTGCTCGAATTATTTCGTCATCCTCAATCTGAAGGAGTTTTTTGATTAAGTCTTGGGCAATATCATTTCCATTTTTAACGTCCTCTTTGATTGAGTTGAGTGATTCAATCTGAATACCAGCAATGAGCTTTACGATGTCTTTTGTTTCCTTGTCCATAATTAAATTTTCTTTATGCAAATATACTAAAATTATTTTATATAAAATACTCTTTTAATAAATACGGAGGTAAGTGTTAGCGGTTCTTGATTTCTTCCATCTTTTCCTTTATGGAGTCTGGGAATATAGCATCGTTTACCCATCTTAGGAAGAATTTAGAAGGCTTCTTTTCGGGACTTAGAAGCAATTGTCTCTGTTCAGTAGAGAACTTAATCCTTTCGGATTCTAACATATACTTGGGAAGTTTAGTGAATTCTGCCTGAGAAAAGGAGATTACGTTTTTACCAACTTGGGCCCTTAATGGTTTCTTCCTTTCCTTATAGAGATATGGGATAATCTTTTTCGAGGGTCCCCCAAGAATGCTAAAACCAAAGATTACCATTGGGTCAAATTTATCTGCTTTTGGGTCCTTAGCTCGTTTGATACATCTTGCCATCCAAGAGAATGAATTTGGATATTGCTTATTGTCTGTTGCTTCTCCCACATCTTTTTTATTAAACTCAAATCCAGGAAAGTGAAATAGAAAATCTTCAGTAAGGATAAATACAAATCCCAATCCCCTAAGATATTTAATGATATCTTGTTGGCTTTTACCCTCTCCAATCATTTTTTCTACATCTGCAAGAATATCCTCCCTTGGTGATTCCAATTCCTTAGTTGTAGACCCTGCAGGTCTTCCTCTGCCCACATTAGGTGCCTTAGCAGGCAATGTACCAGATAACCTATCTAAGTATTCTTTGAAGTTATCAATATCTTGTTTATTAGTAAGAGTTACTTCTACTCTTATGGGACCGTTATGCTGTACCTTTGGACCTGAATTCATCTCGGTATAGGCATCTACCAACCTATCTGATAAGGGAGTACCATTCTCTGATAGTGTAGTGATTCTAAGTTTTGGTTTATATACTTCTTGTTCCATTTTCGACTTAATTAGAAAATAAAAGGCCTGAACAATTTTTATATTGCCAGGCCTTCTACCATTATTAACGAATACTCAAAAATATGATAAGTAAAAGTAAAAAGTGCTCTTATTAATCTTCTTCTTTAGCGGCCTTCTTTTTCTTCTTGTCTTTGGCCTTCTTATCTTTCTTATCGGAAGCCGGTTTTTCTTTTACCTTTTCTTCCTTCTTTTTCTTAGTTTCCTTTTCCTCCTTGGGAGCCTTACCTGAAGCAAGTTTTCTTTGCTCCATACGATATTTTTTCTTCTCAGCCGAAGTCATTTCTCTGCCATCGATGAGAGGATAATCGTATTTGGTAGCTGTTCTACCACCATTTCCTTTCTTTTCCTTTTTCTCTTTGGCAGCCTTCTTCTCAGCTTTTTCCTTCTTCTCTTTTTCCTGGAGTTTTACCAATTTCTTGTTGTTCTCTTGGTCAGCTTCGGGATAGGCAGCAGCAACTTTGTCTCTTTCCTTATTGAGCTTGTTTACAAGTTCGGTAACCTTTTTACCATGTTTCTTGTCCTTGGTCCAATCCTTAGTTGGGTCCAACTTGTTCTCTTTAAGGTAAGCATCCAAAGCTTTCTTAGCCTTTGTGAGTTCCGGAGTCTTGGATTCCGATTTACTCTTCTTTTCGTCTTTCTTAGCCATTTTCATTTATATTAGGTGAATAATTGAATTTCCTATTTACATAATACCATAGTTATACCTTCCTAATTTGGGTTGGGATTTCTTTAATTTCTAGGATTTCTAAACTGCATTGTTTTAAAACTGCCTCGAGTTGAAGTATATCTTCTACCTCTTTCTGAGATAAGTCCGTAAAAGTTTGTTCAAAAGTTTCTTTCTGTTCCCCCCTTATAAAATTAAATTGGGCAACAATATAAGTCCCATGAAGTTTTTTATTCAGGGCTCCTTTAAGAGATATGAGTTTTCTTTTCAGATAATTACTCTTCAACCTATGGGATTGGTATTCGCCTTTCTTACCCTTACTAAGAGCTACCTTTTTAAGGTACGAAACATAATCTAATTCTCTGAGAGTTTGATTAATGTTTCCCACTAATAATCTTAAGTCTTTTTCCATTTGGGTCTTTGCATTACTTGGTTAGATACTTCCTGAGTTTCTTCTGATAGCATTTCTCTTGCCTCATTTATTATATTGATGGCAAGTTCCCTTTCATCTGGTCCCAGGTTTAATTCTTTATCTTCTAGTACATCAGTATAAGTATTTATTAGATTATCCAATGCAAGTATTCGAATATTCTTTCGAATTGCTAATTTCTCTTCTTCCATGGGTATAAAAAATTAAAGCCCACTACCTTCGCAGGCAATGAGCTTTTGGCTGAACAACGTCCTAAGTGTAGATGTTATTCATATGAACTTAAACTCTAAATTTATATAGCAGACATATGGGATAGTAGTTAGTAAGTTAGAGTTTAATCTTCTGATTCTTCCTCTTCTTCTTCCTTAGCCTTTTTGTTTTTCGGAGAACAAATAACGCCATGTCCTTTCTTAGACTTAACGGTAAGAGTTCCCGGAACGAATGAAACTGAAGTTGATACCGGTTTGCCATCCGTAACCAATACAGAAGTAACCACTACACCCTGATAGCCTTCCTTGTTCTTAACGGCATAACCAAAGTTCATTACCTTGGATTTGTCGTTAATGGCAATAACATCGATTTGCTTGCTGTTAGGACGTTGTTCAGCCGGCCGATTCTTAAGTGCCTCTTGACGAGCCTTGCGTTTAGCTTCTTTTTCGGGGTCTTTTTCTTTATCCCCTTTCTTCTTGGAGTCTGATTTCTTTGTTGCCATAATTTTTAATGTTTTATAAGTTAATGGTTATTATAAGTAAACTTCTACGTTTATTAATAGTTGATAGTAAAGGTAGGGAAATTTCCCTACCTTCTTTTAAATCTTGAATACAGTTACCAGATTACTTTTTCCCTTTCTTGCCTTTACCTTTGGTTTCTTTCTTTGCCGGCAATTTGAGACCGAGTTCTTTGGCAATTGCTTTACGGAGTTTTTCGATGTCGTCTTCATCATAATCGTCTGGGTCAGTTTCAAGGTCTTTGTCGTCGCAGACATCCTCAAGTTCTTCGAAGTCCATTTCGGCAAGTTCTTCACCGGTCAGTTCTTCCTCTTCTTCTTCCTCTTCGGAATCATCATCATCTTCCTCTTCGGAATCATCATCATCATCGTCATCATCGTCATCATCGTCATCATCGTCATCATCCGATTCCTCTTCTTCTTCCTCTTCGGAATCATCATCATCATCGTCTGATTCTTCCTCTTCTTCTTCTTCCTCGTCATCGGATTCAGAACCAAAAAGGTCTTCGGCTTCTTCGGCAGAAAGCATGATAGGAGCAGGGATAATCTTTACTGAGCCGTCTTCGTACTTAATGATGATTGCACCATTGATTTCTGTTCTGGAAACTTCTTTCAGTTCCACTTCTTTTTTCTTCTTAGCCATTTTCGTAATGTTTAAGTTGGTTAATAATTTATTTATATCACTCTGTTATAAGTTTCTTTACCAGTATGGATTTCTGAGTATACCCAGATTTTACTAATTCCTCCTGAGCAATATTGAATTGTTTTATCTCATCTAGAGTTGTCTTTAATTCTAATTGAGATTCAATTGTTATTGCCTGAGAGGCAAGTTCCTTGTCACCTTGATAAGTGACTATCTTAAACTTCTTACCTGCAAATGGGTTTGCTGGTTGATGTGCTGTGATTTTAAAACCTTCGTTATTATTCATTGCTATATTTAATTTTAGTTATCCCAGGAATACCCACCTTCCCAAATACTTCGGTATAGGATTTGTATTTCCCTTTTATCATGGTTTTATAGTTATCGGATAATCGAATTGGGTAGACCCATATTTTATTTTCTATCATCCTATTTGTCATTATATAAGCATAAGACCTTCTAAGTTTAATACTCTCTAATGGAACAAACCCTTGAAATAATAAAGACTTCTTAATAAACCTTTCTTTAGGCAAATACCCTAAAAATTTAAGTGATGCCTCATCGAATATTTCAAGCATATCCCTTTGTGCTTTGATAAATAGTACCTTTTGTATTGGGATGTTCATCTTCTTTCTTAAATATAAAGCCAATGAACTTACCAATGGAGGATACTGCAGGAATAACAGATTGAATTTATTTTTCTCCTCTTGACTCAGCCTGTTGTAAATCCTGTAGGATAGCAAGATTGATTTGTAATCTCTTTTGCCTTGTATACTTGGGAGATATGCCTTGCCGTTGTCCATAGAGTTTGATTGAGTACCTTTCATTGAATTCCTTTTTTCCTTTAGACTTAAAGACTCGGTGCATTTGTACCATAAATCTTCTTCGTCGGTGTTTATCCATGTGATATTCATCGGGCATTATGAACTTCCTTGCTTTTACGAATTTACCCTTAAACCAGAATTTAGTACTACCCTTTTTAAGAAGTTTACCATTCATATCGGATAATTCTCTAATGCCTTGTTTTATAAGTTTCCTCCCAGATATTATATGGATATACTGAAGAACATCTACACCATAAAGATAAACTAAGGTAACCTTTACTTGGTGTCTAGTAAAGTATGGTATACCGGTTAGATGTTTCCTATATAATTTTTTTTCAGTAACAATCTTATTGGTGGTATCTGGTCTCCAAGTCCATATATAATATCTATCTGGTCGTATGGGTCCGTTGTTACTTTCCTTTAGTTTTACCATTTATATTCCTCTTTGCCATTCTATACCAAAGATTGATAGATTTCTCATTTGCTTCGGGGAATTTCTTTTTCATTCTCCGAATAACTCTATCAAGTTCAAAACCTTTTGCAGTTAATTCGAATACATAAGATTTCTTTGTACCCTTGATAAGATTAAATTCATCCCTCTCTCTTGGTGGTTTCTTTTCTCGAGGTTTCTTTATTCCGGGAACTCGTTTTGTTCTCCTTTGCCCATTTTCCCCCTCTTCTCCGAGAAACCCAAGCCTTAGTCGAGAATTCCTTAATGGGTCATCTTTTGAATACCCAATAGTTTCCAATTGCTTATCCATCCAATCGTCATATTTATCAATTAACGATTTATCGGGCTTTTCTTCTGATACATTGATATAATGTAATAAGTCAAATACCCCAGCAGAACAAGCATCAGGGAAAGGCATCCCTAATATTATTGCCTTTCTCTTTAAATCCTTATAAGTCATGTTTCTCCCAGAAGCACCAAGGAAATTTGATTTCTCCTTGGATGGAGCTTTCATGTCTTTTCTACTCTTTTTTGCCATATCATTAATATTTTAAAGTATTCATTTATTTTCTTTGCAAATATAAGAATAAATAATTTAATCTTATCTTATTTCTCTATTTATTTTTATAAAAATCCGAGGTTTTTGCTCGGTTCGCAGCAGTGGATTTAGGTTTTTTATGCTTTCTCTTGATATGTGTGTTATAAGCCATATCCAATTTCTTAATATTGAATTCTATGTTGTTCACTTGATTATAGTTTACTGCTTTTTCCACACAGCAACGGTACTCTGGCCAGAATTTTTGTCCAAGCTTAACAGATTCGGTTTTAATCATGAACTTAGATACCATAAAACCAAAGGTATCAGCATCATCTTTAGTTTTAAATACATACATGTAGAATCTACTAAATTCATCTACTACTTCATCCAAAGGTCTTACTGGTAACAATAGATAACCATCGGTATATAGGTCCTCAGATATTAAAGCTACCCAATACTTTTTCTTTCCTGGTTTTACTTTATACCTAAACCTTTCCTTGAGTTTAGTGTGCATCCAATCCGGTACTCTATTAAGAAGATACTTGATATATATCTTATCCTTCTTATTCGACCGCCTTTTAAATGCAGATGGCTGTTGTAGCATCCTTGGAAGTATTCTAAAGTTATTCCACCTATCAAATTCAAGAATTAATCTTAGAGTATCTATGTCCCATTCATCATCAGACTCCTTTAACCTCTTCATGTTTCTCTCTATATTTTTAGAGTTTACCTTTGGGAGTAATTGAGCCGAGTCTCCTGTGAATAAGCTTGCTTCTTTTCTTTTTAATCGTTTCTCTAAACATCCCTCCATATAATCTTGGAAATTCCTCTCACAGGGGCAATCTGGTCGAAAAATAGAAGTGTGTTTCTCAAAAAAATCCGAGAATAGCCTAAAGAATTTCTCTGACCGTTCCCGGATTTCAAGATACTTGTAATGAGATAACTTTAAAATTTCACCAGCTTCCCATGAAGATTTACTTTCTGATAGTTGAAGGAATAATGATTGTTGTTCTTTATCAATTAAACAACTCCAGGCTTTTTGTTGAGCTTCGTTCATAACATTAAATTCTCCTATATCTCATTATACTATCAATTGCTTCATTGGTTATCTGATTAGGATCATATTCCCCAGAATTAGCATAAAGTTTATCTGGGTCATGGTTTAAATATACACTATAAATGACGTTGTCAAAGGGTAACCATACTTCCATTCTCCCCATTTCGGGGTATATAAGAACTTTTACCCTTTTACAAAGATGGTCAACCTCTAATACTGTAGCATCTACTCCCTCATAAGGATAACCCCGTAATACTAAGTAATCTCCAGGCTTTACATTGACTAAATCATCCACTGAAAACTTCTTATTCTCTCTAGCAATACGTTTAAATCGCCTTACTTCTTTTCTACTACAAGTAGCCACTAAAGAGAAATCATCAAAGTCTTCTGCATTGTCAATCCTTACCTTTTTCTTTCTTGGGTGCATTGTCTCGGTATTACGTAACCAAGTTCTGATACCAGATATATTCCTACGTAACTTATTAAGAAATGGCCTTGAGAATGCTAATTTAGTAGGCATTCTCATAAAACCATAATTGAATAATACTGGTACTTCTTCGAATACCATCTTACCCTTTGTGGTTTTTCTTAATACGTTTACCATAGGAATAATTGCCTTGATTTGGTCATACCCCTTTTCTTTGAGTTCTTTATTGATTTTATCACAGTACTTCCTTTCAAGGTAAAATATACAATATGAGTATGGGGTATGCTTCTTCATAGGTTACTGGTTTTTAAGAATTAACTTAGCTTGCTTATGTACTAACTTATAGTTTACATTCTTCAATATGTCACTAGCCATGAATACATAAAGAATCTCACCTATCTTTGGTACATCGATTACCATAATATTGGCTTTATCGAATAGTGGTTTATAGAATACGGAAGATAAATCCTTTCCAACTACAAAGAAAAATTCTTCTGAGGGCATTGAATTATATCTCATACAGAGTATGGGAACTTTATTTGCTCTTTTTGCATCCTTAGAAGCTTGTTCCCAGAATTTCAATATATCGCATCCCTTATTACCTAAGAGTAGATGTTCAAACTTAATCTCTTTATAATTCTTGCATTCGATGGATATCTTACATCTATGAGCATGCCTTTCATCAGTACAGGTTAAATCGGAAGTGGAGTCCTTGTTTGAATGCCAAGCTCCACTCCCTGCTCTATTCCTTTCAAATTTGTACCCGGTCCATTTTGTAAACCAAGCACCTATCTTTCTTTCGAATCGATTTCCTTTATTCTTAGAGTTCATAATGTATTGTATTTTATATATATATATATCGTTATAGTTTTAAAACCTCATCGTAATAGCCTACTTTATATTTCTTCCAGATTCTACTTATACCTGATGAGGATATTTTAGTTAAACCTAACTTTTGAATAATAACAGTATTAGTATACCCAGCTTCTTTTAATTTAAGTATACTTCTAAACTGTTGTTCATTCAAAGACGTATTTAGCTGCCAGCCTCTCTTTCCCTTATTAGGATTTGATTCTTTAGTGAAAGGAGTATACCATCTCCCATCTCTAATCATTTGATGTAAGTTTTCTTTATGGGTGCCCCAATATAGATTCTTATAATAATCATTAGTAGGATTATTATCTTTATGACATACTTCTGGTTTACCATTAGGGTTTGGGATATAGGCTAAAGCTACTAATCTATACCGATTCATTTTAATCTTTCCTAAAGTTTCATGAACTATAGAAGTTTTATACCTACCATTAGTAGAACTCAAATAAAATTTCTTTTTAATCCACACAGTAGAGAGAACTCCCTTGGAATATCTAGACCAAAGGTGCCCTCTCTTACTTATGTAGTAACCTGGGAATCCTGGGATGTTATCATACTTTTTCATGCCTGTAAATTTGGTTTACAAGTATTTATAGTATGATAGCCCTTTTTCTTTTGTTACTTGTAATATTTTAGAATGACTGAATACCACTCCCTCAAGATGAGTAATCACAAATACGGTTTTTCCCTCTGAATATTTGCGTATTAAAGAAGTAACTAATTCTACATTATCCGAACTTAGGGATTCGAATACTTCATCGAACAATATAATATTTACCCCTTTACTAGCAGTTAAAGCCTCATGCATAGCTAGAGCCATAGAGAAATTGCATAGGGTTTTTTCGCCACCCGATAGTTCATCGTAATCTATAATCATCCCATCTCTTTCAATAAGAGTAACAAATTCTTTTCTAGCAGTACCCAAATCAATATTAAATTCGATCCTAAATCCTAATACCTCTGAATACTTATCGAGGCATTTATTTAAGAACTCAAGTGATGAATCAAATAGGTAAGCCTTAATCCCATTATTACCCAATGGGTCATTAATTAACCAGTTATAATTCTCTAACTCTAACTCTTTATTGTGAAAGTCTTCATCAACCTTCCGTAAATTCTTCCTAATCTCCTTAAGTTTTTGTTTATACTTTGGAGACATGACCTTAAGCTTTTCTTGCTTGAGCTTAGCCAGGTCTTCGTCAATAGAAGCAATATCAGAAGCAATATCATCACAGTCTGATTTTAATTTCTTATACCTATCATTTACACTACTAAGTTCTTCCAACCTCTCTAAAGCCTCTTGATACTCTTTATCATATTTGTCAAGGTCAGAAAACGCTTTATATATTGATTTAGCATCACGTAACGCACGTTTGTAGTGACCGGCTTCTAACTGTATTACCAATTCTTTGATTACTTTCTTAAGGGGTACATTCGATAGATTCTTTGCATCTTTTATCTTACTCCTCAAATCAAGGATTAGTTCATTTTGTTTTTTAATCTTTATCTGAAGCGAAGCATCTACTTCATCCTTGATTTGTTTTTGTTTTTCAATTAGTAGCTTAGTTAGCTTTTCCCTATCTTGCTTTAACTCTCTTCTTTCTTCTTTAATTTTTTGCTTGAAGGATTTTTCTCTATCTCTCATATCGAAGTAAGCTTCCTTGTTAGCCTCTAATTCTTTCTTAAGCATTTGAGACTCATGCTCTACCTCATTTATTTGAGATATCAAGTTATTTTTATCTTGTAATGCAATGCCTTTAGCAAGGTTTAAGAACTCTAAGTCAAATACTTCTTCGAATATCTTTTTCTTATCAGAATTAGATTCTTGTATGAGTCTTTTTATACCCTGACCAAACATGATTGAGTTCATAAACAGAGTATATGATAAACCTATCTCTCGGTTTATAAAATCTTGTATCTTCCCCTTCCCTTTGATATCAACTATATCCCCATCTTTCATGAAGATAAGTCTGTCTTTACCTTTAGCACCATCCTCAAGTACTTCATCATACTTTTGACATCTAACTATCTTATATGTATGAGAATCTTTCTGAAAATATACTTGTACCTTAGTACCCTTGTAATCTTTAGGCCTTACTTGCTTCCAAGTATTTACCTCAGAAACACCCTTTAGGTTTTTCCCATATATTGCCCATACCAAGGCAGAGAGAATAGTTGATTTCCCTTTCCCATTTGGTGCCTTGATAAGTATGGTACAAGTTGGGTTTAATTGTAGATGTAAGGATTCTATTGAACAAAATCCTTCTGCCTCTAAGTTTAAGAACGTTAACATGACTCAGCCTTTTTAAGTGTTTCAATTAATAGATTAGTTTTAACCTCATCTTTAATACCTTTCTCTCTTAGGTATCTCTTTGCTAGAGACTTCTTAGAAAGTTGCTTAGTAATCTTATGTTTGTTATTAACTGGAGTACTAGCTTTTTGAGGGATTACCGTATAATAATTGCCATCATCCTTAATATCCTCTTCCCTTTCTACATCGATGAACTTTGGGAAATTTTTCAAAGGTACAAACTTCAGAGACAAATCTTCATAGATTTTCCAATACCCCAATTCACAATCTCTATCGGTTCTCCTTTGATGGTTAGGGGCTCCAATCATATAAACCTTCTTTGATAGTCTTTGTGGTTTGTGTATATGCCCACATAATACTAAATCGAACTTATTGAGAACATTCACATTTAAGTTTTCTACGGAATCTATTTCCCTACCATCTGTATCTTTTGCACCAGGATAATCGGTGTGTAGTAAAAGAATATTCTTTTTACTTTTATCTAATTCTAACTTCTTTAAGTATTCACTTAGACCCACGTTATTATCAATATAAGGAACCCCATATACCATAATATCTTTATGTGTAGAAGATAGTTGGGTTTTTTCATAATCTAATATCATGATACCATACTTCTCTACTTGATAAAGCCAGCTAAAGGGTTTAGTACCAACCTTACTTATTTTCTTAATATCATGATTTCCAGATATGGCATATATCCAAAATCCTTCGATTAGTTCGTTATAACATATCTCTGCCAATTCTTGGTCCATTGTTTCGGCCTTATGAAATAAGTCTCCACAAAATAATGCAGGACAGTTAAACCTTCTACATAATTTCCGTATAATCGACAAAACCCTGAAACTATTCAGGGTCCTGTGATTGTTCTCATTAAACTTAGCCCATAGATTTATATGTAAATCTGAAAAGGCTATTGCTATTACTTCTTTCCCCATATCCTATCTAAATGGTAATTGATTTGTTCCGTTCTCATACCTAAATTGAGCTCAGATATACAAATAGTGGGTATTTCCCAATTTGCAAGCAATTCCCCCATAAGAGATGATATCTGAACTTGGAAGAATCTGTTAAGTATTCTCTTACCATTATCTTCCATTGACCAATGCTTATAAGTATCTAGATTTAATGGTAAGAAGATTGCTACATCACATTGATCTTCCATTAAAGTCTTACATTGACAGAAAAAATGTTCCATTTCACATTCTGGTAAAGTTCTTGATTGCTTATACCAAAAATAAGCAGCCAAATCTGCATAACTCCTATCAGTTACGAAATATTCTCTATCCTTGAATAACCTATTCCTTTTGTTCAGAAGTTGAAAATCTGCTTTATACATTGCCTCCGAACCGAGGGATAATATTTCATTATGTGATACCCCTTCAGTAGCAGGTAATAAATCTGACATACTACCAGAAATAAAAGGTAGATCTTCTCTCTTAGCTACATACTTAGCTAAAGTAGTTTTCCCTATACCAGAGGGACCCACAAACATAATTCTCTTACTCATGATGTAATGCTTTAAATGGTTTTATAAATTCATTTGTCAAAAATGATGCTAAAGAGTATTCGATACAAAGTTCTTTGAATTTCTCATACTTAAACTTCTTCTTTGACTTAATTGGTAACTTATCCAATGGGTTATGTCTTACAAACCAAAAAAGGTCGATTAACTGTTCATTCCTTTTCCATATTTGAAGATATTCTTTATTCTTACTCTGGGCAATAAACTTCTCAATTCTACCCTCATCAAGGATTTTTCTTGCCTTTACTGGGCCTATACCCGGAAACCCTGGTATATCATCGGAGGTATCTCCAACCATTGCAAGGTACTCTACTGTTTCATGAGAATGATAACCGAATAATTCTTTGCAGTTATCCATTCTTATCATCTCATCTTTTCTGGGATTATATATCCTCAGGTTATTTGATAGCAACTGATTAAAGTCCTTATCTGAAGATATGAGTATCATTTTCTCGGATTGGAATTTTTTAATTGCAAGGTATGCTAAGAAGTCATCTCCTTCATATACTGTAGATTTCTTTTTATCGAAGATATAATTAATTCTTAGCATACCCAGCATTTTCATTATAATTGCCTTTTGCTTTTGCAATGATTCGTAATCTACTGATATGTTTTTCCTATGGCCCTTGTAATTTGGTAATAACTCCATCCTTACTGGTGAATGACCATTATCAAATGAAACATAAACCTCATCCGGTTCGAACCTTGTAAGATACATATGTAGAGATTTGAAAAATCCGAATATTGCCCCACTCGGTTTGCCATCGGTAGATTTAAGTTTTTCAAATTTGTGAAAAGATTGATGCAAAATATTCTCTCCGTCAACTAATAATATTAATTTTTTATTTTTCATATTTATTTTTATATTTAATATAATAATCTGATATTAGTTGATGTCCCAGCCCGGTTATCTCTGATACCTCTTTTCTAGTAAACCCCATACCTATCAACTTAGGTATATATGACCTTTGAATCTCTGTACCTTTGATACATTTACCTTTTAATTTGTTTACCATCCTCCCATCCCTAGAAGCTTGAGACATATTGTCTTTTTGTGTACCCCAATAAAGGTTCTTAACTGAATTATTAGTAGGTACATTATCTTTATGGCAAACATAGGGTAAATTTTCGGGATTAGGTATATAAACTAAAGCCACTAATCTGTGTAATAACCATTTTGTAGTACCTATACCTGGTTGAGATAATCCTACTATATACCTCCCATTCTTATTTAGATGAGGTTGTTTTAAGTGATATCTTTTGTTTAATATACCCTTACCATTAACATCCCACCTTGAATATATTTTACCTCTCTTAGAGATGTGGTATCCTGGATATCCTGGGATATTATCATGAAGTATTTTATTCTGATACTTACCTTCTCCATGAGTATAGATTGGAGAAGTCCAAGACAGACTACCTATCTTATTCTTGGACCTTGTAAATTGTGTTTTCTTGCTCATCGTCCAAAATCTAATTCATAAAGTGAAACTTCTTGAATCTTTTCCTCTCCAAGATATACATCTAAATAATTCTCGGGTGGGCTATAAGCATCTAGATACCTAACCCTAGATTCCATTCTCAAATTTTTCTTAAGGTACTCTTTAATTACTTTCTCTATACCTTCTACCTCTTTCTTATTCATCGTCTTCCTCCTCCTCTTCTGAATCTGAATAGTTTTCATATTCTACACCATCGACTGGGAATAGATTTGTTTCTATTTTCTCCAGTTGCTTTTTAGTAGTACCTATGGTATTTACTCCGGCTTTCCGTAAAAGTTTTCTACGAAGTTCATCGTCTTCTTCCAGAAGCTTTTGGAATTTCTCTTCTCCTCTTGCAAGAGTTTTCCCTTTCAATTTATACCCACCAGTAGTTTTTTCGATTACATCGGTATCTACCAATACATCTTCTAAAGCATAGCATCTGTCAAACCCGACTTCGTGGAATTTAGGATTGAAATATACAGGGCATTTGCTGATTGTAGGTCGAGGAGGCGCAACTTTATTTTTAATAAGTCTGATAGTGACAAGTTTCCCAGCTTTCCTTTCTTTCCCATTTTGTTTAATGGTAACAGACCTTCCTGAATAGAAAGCAGCTCTGATTGAAGCGTAGAACTTAAGTGCTGCACCTCCTGTAGTTGTTGTATTATCTTTTCCAAATCCGACATTCAAAGCAGTTCTTAATTGGTTAATATATATCTGAGATACTCCCAGTTTGTAGAATAATTCACTTCTGATACGGAAGTATTTATAAAGAGCCTTTGCTCTACCTCCCATCTCTGCCTTACCATCAACCATCTTAGCATCTATATTATCAGTACAGTCAGTAGCTGCAATGGAATCGATTACTAAGAGTATCGGTTCATTGTGAGTTAATTGAGAACGTAAATAAATTGCTAAGTCTGCTACTACGTCTGCAATATATTCAATACGGGTATCATTAACAATAGTTACTCTTGCAGGGTCTACTCCATTGATTTCAGCCCATGAATTCATCCAGGATTGTTCAGCATCTACCCATATCACATGACCTCCAAGTTGTTGAGTAGCATAAGCAAAGTTATAAGCCACTAAAGATTTACCAGAGGATTCCTCTCCAGCAATCTCAACGATTTTACCATAAGGAATACCCTTACCGAATAAGTAGTTCAGAGCAAAGAAAGTAGATGGTATATATAAATCGGTATCAGTAACTTCTGAAGCTAATTTAATCATACTTCCATATTTCTTTGCCATCTCATTTGCTGTTGGTACTTTTAAACCAACCTTAGATTTCTTTGCCATAATGTAATGTCTTTAAACTAAAGAAGGTGATAACAGAACGAATCTAATTACCACCTTCGAATGAAACCATATTACTAACCCTTAAATATCCGATTTGTATTTTCTTTTCTTTTTCTTGGGTTCATCATCTTCCATGTAATGGTCTTTGTGAACTCCCTTTTTCTTTTTCTTCTTTGACTTATCGTCATCATCATCATCCCCATGGTCTTCATTTAGATACTGTGAAAGCAAATCTTCCAACTCATCATAGGATTTTATTTGAGAACGAACTATCCCCTCAAGGTCAATTGTACCCTGATATTTCTTGTCCAATTTAGTTGGTTTGCAAGCACGGGCAGAATAAGTAGTATCTAGTTTACCAGACCCGGAACGAATTACCTTGATATCGTATCCAGTTTTTGGATCTGTCATATCACCTGCCTCATCTTCATCAAGGTAAAGGTCAATGATATCCTGGTATACTGAGCGAGGAACTAAAACTCCCTTATCTTTGCCTTCGTAATCTACCTTACTACCCTTTTCATCTGAGTAAATGATACCACCGATAACATATCTTCTTCTTGGTACCAGGTTCTTGGCAAGTTCCTTGTCATCTTCATCCTTGGAGTTTTTCAATTCTTGGTATTTCTCCATGAATGGGCAAGGTTCATCAAAAGTAGCCGGAGATATAACTCCTCCCAAATTGCCACCCAGGTAGAATTGAATAATTTCGATACCCAATTCTTGGTCATCACCCGGAGATTTAATTCTCATCCTCAGAGTTCCCTCTTTTGGATATACTAACCCACTACCATTTCCCTTGGATTCTAGCTGTTTCTTTCTAGCTAGCATCTTTTCTTTTGTAGAAAGTCCCTCTGATGAAACTTTCTTTTTCTTCTTGTCTTTTATCATAATGATTAGTTTTAATTATTCGGTTCTGAGTAAACTACTTCGTTCATACTCAATACGGTAAGAACGTTTTTCTCTAAAAGTTGTTTGAGAGCAGGAGATAGTTTGTCCGTTTCGAATTCAAGTTCTTTACCTGCATACAAACCATAGGTAACTATCCTACCTATGCCCACCAATTCCCGATAGGTTTTATATTCTTCTGTAATCTCCCCACTCTTTACTACAACTCCTTTACGAGGAACTCCCTCTTTTACTTGTTCAGGGATAATCAAACCCGATTTAGTTTGGTTTACCTCCTTTGGAGATAAAATAAGTACCCGGTTTTCTGTAGGGCATCCAGGTAATTCTTGATTAAATTTCTCAGCCACAAGAGGTGAGATAAATGTCATTGAATAATTCATATTCTAATACTGTTTTTAAAAGTTAGTAATTATTTATAGTTCAATGGGTTAACCCTTTCTTAGATTCGCATTAATAGTTCTTAATATATTCTCCCGACTCTCATAAGCTTTACATATAGCTATGAACTTATTTGCTTTTTCTACAGCTTTTAAGTATCTCTCATAAATGGAAGAATACTTCTTGTTAAGATTTGCCTTATGAGAAACATATTCGTTATTCCACCTTTCATTGGCATCCTTATAATATACCCAAGCATTGGAATAGGCTTCATCCTTTTCCCTTGCTAGTAAATCTCTTTCCTTTATATACTTATCTCTAAGAGAACAAAGAATATAATAACTAGAAGGAGATTCTCGTAGCTGAGAATTAATGATATTCTCATTGATAGACAATTCTTTTTGAATATCGATTTCTAGGGTCCTACCCTCAAATTTAACCTTTAGTTTTTTTAGCTCCGTCTTCATAAACTTCTAATAGGTTTTTAAAGTCTTCCTTACTAAATTCGCCTTTACTTATAGCATTAGATACTTGAGCAAAAGCCATTTGATAAGCTAAACTCATACCAGGCAATCTAAGAAGAGATTTATAGGGACTAATCTTATCTACTAAAGCTCTTAATCGTAAGTCGCATAAGTTATCAGTTCCCCCTCTATCTAATAATACTAAGAAAGCTGCCCAATAAATATGAGTAGCATCTTCATAAGCAAGTTTCCCATCCTCATCAGTGGCCATTACTTTAAAAGCCATATCCTCTAATGTAGTAAGGTTAGTCTGTAATTGATGTAATTGGGTCTTTACTCTATTGAATAACATCTTTTCTTGTCCACTTACCTTTAAATTCGTAGCATCCAGGTATTTAAACAGATTCTCAATAGAATAACCCAAACATCCTGCAATCATATAGGTAAGGGCAGTTAATTTACTCGCATTTTGATATTCCTCATTTGTTGCCATGGTTTCATAAATTTATTTTATTTATGTGGACATAGTATCCTCTTTCTTCACTTCTGTAGGTGATTTTGGATTTTCTTTATGATTTATCTTAAATTTACAGCTTGGGCATTCTACTACTCGTATAATCTCATAATCCGTAGGAGATTCTAAAAATTCACTACGTATTTCACAAGCATCGTATTCAAATTCGCAATCACATACTGGGCATTTAGCTCGCCATATCGTGGGTCCGTTCAAAATCTTTTTCATTTTCTTAGTTTTATGTTATTATACCGTAATATTTTATACAATACACCAACTGAGATACCAAATTCTTCTAGTATATCCTTTCTTGGTATACCTTCTATGTACCTAGAAATTAATAATTCTACATTTACCTTACGTTCTCGTTCTTTGCCAACAAAATAGAACCTTTTATCTTCTATACATTGACCCATGTTCATCTTAGCAGTTCCCCAATATAGATTACTTACTCTATTATTTTCAGGGTCATTATCTTTATGGCATACTTGAGGATAATGGTTTGGGTTAGGTATATAAGTGGAAGCCACTAACCTATGTCTATAGAAATTCTTCCGTTTACCACCATCTCCTACTAAAGAGTTAGATAAATAACCATTATCTTTCATAGCAGGTTTTACTAATTTCCAACTACCAGTAAATTTCGAGTATAATTTTCCAGTACGGGATATGTAATAATTACTAAACCCGGGTATATTACCCTTTTCTCGATTTTTCATATTCTCGTTGATATTTATGGATTTCCTTTTTATATAGTTCCATAAATACTTCTGGTGAAGCTGCACTAAAATTACCAATTTTACGAGTCTTAAACTTATGGTATTCCTCCATGTACTCTTCTACCGAAAAGTCTGGTTTTAACATTCTAGTATAATCATATCCGGGCATAAATGGTAATTCTTCTGCCATAGACCGGCCTATTGTAAAATCCATTGATAGAGTTACGTCATCTACTTGAAAACCGAAATACTTCTTAGTACTTGGGTTACGTAGGATATTCCAAATGGTATATACAGTCCATGTATTTATATCTTCTGGTTTAGAATACATATATACTGCGTCATGTACCGTACAAGCTTCTTTCATCATTGGTAATTTACCTTGTCTCATTAACCAATAAACAAGAATAGCTCCGAAGTTGGTCATATTTGCTGCAGCACCTTGACATGGGAAATTAAGTCCCAAACGAATAGCATAAGCAACTTCTTGTTTGTCGTTTGAGTATATCTGGGGTAATCTTCTCTTAGTACCAAATAACTGGGTATAATACCCATGCTTACGCAGGAATTTCTCTTGCTTCTCTTTGAATTTAAGTATCTTTGGATGTTTCTCAAAGAACTCTGCCATTTCTTTATGGGCTTCTTCTTTAGTAACTATAATACCAGCTTTTGGGTCGGATAATTTTACTGCAAGTAAAGCTTCTCCAATACCATAAATCAAACCGAATGCAATTTGCTTAGCTTGTTTTCTTCTAGTCTTCCATAATTTATGGTCAGGATGATTTTCATCTTCGTATATTTTAGAGGCTTCCTCAATTGATACTCCATATTTTGCTGCTGCTATACCCAAGTGAGGGTCAGCCCCCTTTGCAAAAGCATCAAGATATGTTTCATCACCCGATAGATGAGCCATCATTCTTAACTCTGCCTGTGAGTAGTCAAATGCCATATATAAATACCCAGGAGGAGCAACTAATTGTTTCTTGATATTAGGGTCTACAGATGTCTTTGGTATCTGCTGCATATTTGGGTCTGCAGAACTAAACCGATTAGAGTCTGTACCATGTATATTGTATCTACCGTGTAATCTAGAATCATCTTGTACCTTTTCCCACCATCCATAAATATAGGTCTTATACATTTTCTCTAACCCTCGTAATTCAAGAAGCTTATCAAGGAATATTGCCTTTGGTGAATCTGGCTTTTTAATGGTTAACCTAAGGTTAGTAAGAGTTTCTTCATCAGTACTTGGTTTACCAGATTCATTATCCTTAATCACATCAAAATGAAAGCCATCTTCTGAATACATCAATGCAGGTAAATCAACTGGACTACCCAAATTAATTGGCCTTATTAATTCTTGTTCCTTTTTAGTTGTGAATATACCTGCCTTGATATTTGAAATTTTCTGTTCCCTTGATGCAATCTTACGTTTATCTTTTGGGTCATTATAATCTAACTCTTCAAGTTCTGATTCGATAGATTGGATATACTTATCAATCTTTTCTTGGTTATATTTCTTTTCAAATTTCTTTACTCTTGGCAAAGCATATATTGAGTCTCTAGCAGCATCTATTTTTGGTTTATATTCTTCTAAAAGCTTTTTATTGAACTCGGTATCTAGATATAAACCCTCTTTCTCTACTGAAGTAAGTACTCGTGAATTACACATAAATAAATTACGGAATACAGAATACATACCTAAGTCAATTAGTTTCTTCTCAAAGAATATCATTAACCTAAGAGTATAATCTGTATCTTGACACCCATAATGGCAAAGTGGGTCTAATTCTTTTTCATCCCAAGGTATTTTATCAAAAGCATCTTGTTTCTCATAATTACCATGCTCAGGCAAATACCTTCTTACCATTGATTTTAGGTCATGGGGTTTTTCCTCATTAAGAACATATTTTGCAAGCATACCATCTAAACAAGTACCCCTATAGAATATTTGATACTTTTGGTTTATCTGGTCATCAAACTTCCAGTTCCATGCAACCTTTACAATGTCATAATTCTCGATTACCTCTTCCCCAAATTTCTTTAGCATCTTTTTCCAATTCCAACCCGGTGAAGTATAATCTTTTGTTTCGAAATGGTCTAAAGGAATGGAAGCACCAAACCCTGGCATCCAGGATACTGAGAGTATAGTTGGCTTAAAACCCTTATTATATATTGGTTCTGCATTTGTTTCGTAGTCACAGCAAGCATAACCTGTAGCTTTACAACAAGCAATAAGTTTCTTAAGCTCTCTCTTGTTTTTTATTATTGTATACCGTGTCTCCATATTTTAAAATAGAAAAAGGGACATACCCACCAGTAGTAGATACATCCCTCATTATTAGTATTTCTCTTGTAAGTCTTCCAGATTAGAAGCTAATGCTGTCCAATCTTTCTTATAAGCATGAAGAGAATCGATTGTATGATACAAATAACCAGGTTTTACTCCAACCTCTTTAGCTACATATTCCATTAATCTCCATGCAAGATATACATCGTTACCGAAATGTTGAACAAAATCAGAACTTCTCTGGTGATAGCAAATGTGTAATACCTTTTCTCCTTTACCATTCTGACGAATAAGGAAGTCATAATACATAGAGCAGGGTATACGTCTACTACCATCATACCAATCTGTATCTAATCCGTCCATATCACCATTGAATATTGGTAATACTGCTTTACGAGTGTCATTATCGTCCTTCAGTAATCTTATCAATGGTTTAATAACATGGATGATTCTCTCATTATAGGTATAATCAAATCTCCCATTTACCAAGAATTGTTCCCATAAGTCTTTTCTTAACTTCCATGCTTCACCTGGATTAATTATATCTGAGGTATCAATCCTTTCTTGAAACTCAGCATCTGCCCATTCCCTTGATTGAGAGAATACAAATAGCCATACTGGGTCTCCAAGTGAAGTTAAGCAATATTGTTGGCAAATAAGTTCTTTAGTAATAAAATCCTCATTACCTTCAATCACTTTATTCTGATAGGTCTTTGGTTTTACAGTTTGACCATAACTGTTGAGTTCTCTGCCCATTTCGGACATTAACTCAAAACTGTTAGAATATATCCTCATATAATATAAATATTTAATTGTATGACATTGTAGAACTAACCCAGGTCATATGCCAGTAGCGATATACAAAATCATCAAAATCCTCTACCTCTTTTAATAACAAGGGTATATCTGGTTCTCCCCCGTTCTTTTTAATCTCAAAAACTTGGTAATAGAATTTGTTTACTAATCCTATACGCTTCTGATTTAAAAATTCCTTAGCTTCCATTGTTCTTTTGTTTTAAAAGTTTCTTTTTATAGGCTTTACGTTGAGAGTAAGAGATTACATTCTCCGGGTATTCTATATCCTCGTATTCAAGAAGTAATTCTTTTGCTTTCATTGATTTATATGTTTCCTCATATAAATCTGGTCGAAGCACTTTAAAACTTCTAAAGAATACCTTGAATGAAGAAAATTCCTTCTCGGTACCATTTTGGAATTTTTTCCATATCTCTTTTATCCTCTTATTCCATGAATTCTCTTCTGCTCCCTTAAGTACCTTCTTCAAGGGTTTATGGGTATGATACATTAGAAGTGTCTCTACATTTCCGTACATCTGAGTCGCGAATAGGTTGATTTGTACTGACTGATCCGGTCCATATACGTACTCTGACATTCGTTGAATTAATAGGAAATCGAATATTAACCTCTTGGTAATTTCTGAAGCCCGAACTACCATTGTAATAACTGGGATGTCCTCCCCGAATCGTTTTGAAAAAGTCGCAGCTATTAAACATTGTTTACCATTATCATGATGATTGTTAAACATATAGGTTATATTGTAATTCTGATTGTACTTATTTCTCAGTACTCTAAGTTTACTACGCAACAAGTCAAGCTTATTAAAATCTATGTAGTTATTCAATAAGCTAGTCCACTTAGTTTCTTTATAATTGAAACATCTACCATAATCAAATTCTGGGTCTACCCAGGCTTTTCGTATTTTTATAAATACGTTATACACTACTGCTACCCCACTATTAGCCATAGCACCTTTCCCAAATAGGATTGGGTCTAATCTTAAAAAACCCTCATTAAGTTTTTCCCATGCTTCCTGTGAAGTAGCAAATTCTAACGAATGGAGGGACTCCTCCGTATTAAGCTGAAGTCCCTCTAATTTCTTATTCCAACCCGACATATAACTGGCTGATTTTTAATTAGTTACTAATAATTTGTAGTTTGTCTCCATAAATTGAGACGTTGTTTTTTAAAGAATAAACTAAATAATCCGCAAGGAGTAAACCCATTCATGGCTAAGAATCCCATATAGAGATAGAAAGCTTTTACTAATGATTCCTGAAAATCTATTTCTTTAGTCATCACTTGAGTTTGTTTCCAGGGTCTACATTTAAGGAAGTTCCTTGCTTTATTGAGTTCATATATTACTTCCCATAAATATAGCTTCTCGTTTTCATGAGATATCTCGCTCATTTCATGAAAACCTGGGGTATAAGAAACTATCTTATCATACTCTGCCCTATCCTCTCTTGCCCAATCGGTTGAACTTAATATAGGATATTTCCTTACACTTCGATGATCTGGGTACTTGATAAGTAGGTCTTTGACTCCGATTGCCATTACCTCAAATAAACTCTTTGCATCTTGGTATTTCAGAATATCTTCTGGCAATATATTAGAATACAAAAGCAAAGTAAAGAAGAATCCCAAGGCATCTGCTTGTTCCTCATTTGCATTTGCTAGATGATTTAATACCTGAGTGTATTCTTCTGAGGTTAAGCAATCATTATTCCATCCATAATCACGATATATAGATACTACTTCATCGGTAGATTCGAATCCTTCGGTTAATTCCTCAATAACCCTACCAATAAAATCCTTTAGGATAACTTGGTTCTTTGGATTATTTATATCTAATGGGTAATCTGGTAGCTTTTCTATGGATTTATACCCAGAGAATTGCTCTATCCCAAGAACATACATTTCCTGTAGTACCCGTGCCTCAGTTTCTTCTACCTGAGGCACTTGTTCATTTATATTCCTGATGTCCATGATTATTTACTTCCTGATGAACCAAAACCATTCCCTCCTCTACTTCCCCACATCTGGGATTCAGTATAAAATTCCTCTTGTTGAATCTCTTCTGGTTCAGTAATATAGATAGGTACATGAATAAATTGTACCAGCTTCTGGCCAGCCTCAATAACCTGGGCTTCTTGAGAAGTGTTGTATACTCCAATGTGTATCTCTCCAACATAGGGAGAATCTACTATCTCGGCAGTAAAGATTAACCCTTTCTTAGTAGCTATACCAGATTTGTTTGCTGCCATTAACATAGATGCAGGAGGTTCTAGCAAACCTTTGATACCTGATGGGATAAGTATACGATGACCTGGTTTTAAAGCTATATGCCTTACGAATGATTCACTAAAGGGTATATCCAAATCATATCCTCCTGAATCAAATTCATTCTTAGAGTGGATATCCTCTGAAGTCAAGTTGGTTGGTACATAAAAATCTAACCCAGCATCATTTGGGTTTGCTCTGTTGGGAGATACTACCTCCCTTACTTTGATAAATCTAAATCTGTTCATAATATATTACATTTACGTAAAAGTTGTCCAAAGGTTAATTTCTTGGGTCTAGAAACATGTACTCCCAATGAATTACACATTCTGATTACATCGGTAGAACCTTCCATACAAAGGTTAGCAAGTACATCTTCTTGCTTTACAAAATAGTTTGGGTTGTTAAGGTATACCTTGAACATAGCCCATATCATCTCTATTGGTTTCATTATTTAATACACTCTTTATAAAGTTCTCTAATACGTTTTCTGGGTACTTCAAATTTCTCAACAGTTTTGGTAATAACTTCTTTTTTGTCTTTCCCTTTCCGAATCAAGCCTCGGATGTATTTCTTGATACCAACCGTATCTTCTAATACATCCAAATCCTTGTATTGATTCTTCTGTTCTAGCTCTTTCCTTGTGATATTCAAGTTCTGAGACATCTTGAATGCACATAGCTCTGAGTCTCCGCATAGCTTACACTCTTTAGTTGATAGGTCATACCCAATACCGAAGCAAGGGTCTCCATTAGTTCCCAGAGTACTAACATCTATGGGAGTAAGGATATCTTGCTTCGATAAGTCAGGAAGTTGTTTCTTTTTCTTAGCCATTATATATCTTTTTTTACGTTTATAAAATGTATATTTCACTGTTATCTTCTATGGGAACATAGGAATAACCGATGTTATTAATAAATAGTTCCCTGAGTTTATATAATTCTTGGTATGAATTTCTATCATGGCTCTCTTGACATACTTTGACTACCATACCATTACTCCAGTACAAACAAAAGAAATGAGTAAAACATTCGGGGGTATTTTGAGAAGTTTCCAAGCTTGATATCCATATCAAATCTCTACAGTTGAATACGTGTTTAGGATTATGTACCTCTCCCACAACAAGAGACTTAAACGACTTAAACCATTCTTTAATCTTCTTCATCATAAGTGTAATTAAGGTGTTTACAATGGGGACAGACCCATTCTTTTAAATGCCATCCCTTGATTTCTAAATCCTCTTTATGAAAACGTTTCTTACATGAATGGCATTGATAGCCATCCTTAGAAAGTATGAAGTCTAAAGCGAGTATTATTATCATAATAACAACCGCTGTAATTAAAATATATTTCTCCATCACTGAAAGCCTTTGATTTTCTTTTTAGTGTTATTGGGTTTCCTTAAAAGTACCCAGCAATAAATACCGGATGCAGAGATTTGGATTATCTTCCAACCATCTGATAATAGAGTAGTTAGTTTAGTATCATCCTCATCTCTGATACATATTAGTTTATCATTATTCATAATGCCTATATGCTTATTAATTGTAATCTTCTTTTCCTCCTACGGAGAAAAAGTAAATACTCATAGTACTTCTAGTTAACTCTTAATAAGGCTATGGTTAGGATGTTTCTTCCATAGCTTATCTAACAATATTACTTTCAATTCTTGTCTCTGATAATATTGCTTCCTATGCTTACCATGCCTATCTAAATAAGGGCCAGGATAATGAAGGTCATCCAGGTATACTTTCTTTTTCGATTTATCGGTTCTTACCAAACGACCAAGAAACTGAATAGATTTTTCCTGACTATCCATGCTTGCTGCATTAAGTAAATACCTAAGCTTAGGAAAGTTTTTACCTCGAGCAATGATTGTAGTTGATACCAGGATATCTATTTTGCCTTCCCTAAAATCCCTCATTATTTGTTGTCTTAACTTAGAGGGAGTATTAACATGCACGTAGGCAATATTATAGGCATCGCCCAGTTTCTTTTTAAAGAACTTATATAGATTTTCACAATGTGCAATATGCTTGCATACTACAAGAGCAGGATATCTACCTTGATTAATATTCCATCGTAATCGATTATAAGCCATGGTCCACGCGGTATTATTTTCGGTAATAGAATCATCATATATCTCCTTATAGGATATACAATCAGATTCCCAATTACCATACCAAGGTTTACCGGGTACCATCTTTACGATAGTTTTAGTTGAGTAACCCTTCTTGATGGAATCCTTAAGTTTAAACTCGGCAATCACTTTACCAAAGAAACATTCAAGGTTCATATTCTTAACCTTATCCTTAGCAAGCTTACTCATATAAATGGTACCGGATAATCCTATACGAATTCTGGTATTAAATAACCGAGTGATTACATTCTGATATTGCTTACTACCTCCCTGGTCAGCCTCATCCACAAGTACCATGTCTATCTGAGATAATTCTTTTTGATAGAATCTCATGTTCCTCGAAATAGACTGAACCATACCTATGGTGAAATTACTCCAGTTTAAAACCTTACCTTGAACAAAAGTGATATCTTCTCCGGGAAGATATTGCTTAAATTCTTCTCTAGCTTGATTTAACCAATCCGAATCATTAGTTATTAGCAAAGTCTTTAACTGCTTCTTATAGGTTAAATATAAAGACGACATGATAAGAGTTTTACCGGCATTAACCGTGTAATCTAATACACCAATATGGAAAGGTGTATCTCCTACTCGATTATTAATCACAGACTTAACTGCTTTCTCTTGCTCTGGCCTTAACTTATACTTACCTATATTCGTAACTACTTTACTGATTTTAGGTAAAGGTTGTCTCATATCTACAACTTTAGGTTTAATCCCCATTTCAATACACATATCGTATACCTTAGGAAGTAAACCTATTTTAAATTGCCCAGTCTTGGTAATGTAGTGAATTTTACCATCCCAATTCTGCATACCTCTTTGCCTTGTACGTAAGTAGAAAGCATTTGGATGTCGAATGGCAAACTCATTATAAAGTTTCTGTGCGAACTTAAGAGGTAAGTCAAGTTCGCACATATTTCCATTCTGAATAATTAGCTTACTCATTTGATAATTACAGTTACACCCTTAGTAGCTTTATCCATGCCCATTGCTTCCTTGAGAAGTTTCATATGATGCTCCTCATCCGCAATCAATTTCTCAAGGAAATAATTCACGTCATTATAATCAGAACGTTCCTCGTATTGAGCAATTGCTCTTTGGATTTTCTTGTAGTGACCAATAGTTTCTATCTCAGAATTCAAAGCAATCTTTAAAGCTTGTTCCCAAGTAGAACCAATCTCAATTGTAGGATTAATATTCATGGTAGAGTAATCCTCGTATGGGTCTGCCCTTTGTAAGAAATCAGATATCTTGTCAAGATGCCTCATCTCTACCAAACCAATACCCAACATCAATTCTGATACCTCCTCGAATCTAGAAGACTGTTGGGTATACATAATAATTGCACTTAGTTCTGAAAATTTGGCATTCTTCCAAATCACATAGAACATATTAATTATCTCATCAGGCCAAGGGTCGATATCCTTAAAATCTGGATAAGTTACCGATTGGTCTGAATACTTGAGGACATCAATAAAAGCATTAGCTGCATCCTCCACTCTGTTTCCGAAAAATTGTAAACCTTTCATATTACTTTTTTAATTATTAATTTTTTCCCAGAGAGAACCTTCAACTTCGGGTTCCTCTTCCAGGGATTTTTTGTTCTTATACTTATATAAATACTTATTGTATCTTTCAATTGCTTTATCCGTATACATCTGTGCAATATCTGGTAATCCATTACACCATGCAAGAGATTCAAACTGAGCATCTATGAATGTCTTATAATCCCAGCCCTCCTCTTTTAGGAATTCACCTACCTTTGCAAAGTGTACATACTTCTCAGGTTGATTTTCATAAGACTCATATATACCAGTTGCCTTAGCAATCTTACCTATGAAATAATCATGTATCTCTTTAGTAAGTTCTAAATCTGAATGTTGTAATTCTATCTCAGCATCTACCTGATTAGTAATGTTCTCCTGCATGGATAATAACCTTTGCATAACATTCCGATAGTCGGTCATCCTCTTTAACCCAGTCTCAATATATTTAATAAAACCTTCTCGAGTATCAAATTTAAAATCCTCACAGAAGGTATTACATATCTCGGCAAGCTTTTTACAATTTGCCCATTCCCTTGTATTACTTTCGTTTATTTTACGAACTCCCCTATGCTTTAACTTTATACGGGTGGCATATAAAATATCAGCAACAAGGGCAGCATCCCCCTTAGATGCTAGTAAAATGTTATTAACTCGCTTAGTATTCTTATTATTAGAAACTAAGACTGCTCTATGATTTATTGCCTCCTTTCGAGCAATAACAAAAAAAGCCTCAACTGGGAAATTATCTACCTCTAGGGTATTTAATATTTCCTCAAATTGAGACTTAGTTATATGGATAGATGGTTCACGCATAAATATATTATTTTATAATATAATAGGAACTCCTTACTCCAAAGAGTTTCTGATTTGAATCAGTTCTTGATAACTTTGATACCTTGTTTGATATACTAGCTTAAGTGTTTGTTTCTTCCCCAAATCATTTACATCAAAACCCTCTGGAAGAAATACTACCTTGACTTTTTTATAAGCTACTAATTTAAGTGCGAGATTAACAGCATAAGACCTGGCATCGGGGTCTAAAAGGATAATATATCTTTGGCATTGGGATTTAAGTAGTTCATTGACTTGGTACTGACTAATAGCTTTGCCCATTGTGGCAATTGCTCTATCCCCAATTGTGAGAGCATTAAGTGCTCCTTCGCAAATGAATACCGACCGATACATCTCCAATGCGTCATGATTAAAGATGATAAACTGTTTTCCCAAACCGGTGATGTCTTTGTCTGGATTATTATACCTGGGTCCTTTTCCGATAACATTTCGAGCATTGTAATACCTAAGTTGTCCTCGATAATAAAACGGGATGATAAGGTACCCATATGTCGTACCCATTGTTCCATATCCGATACCACATCTTGAAAACTTCTCGAGGTTAAAGCCGCGTTTCTTGATATATCCACGAATGCTTTTTGCAAGTTGGCTGTCTCCGAGCGAAATATTTCTAAATCCATCTGGGAGATATACGGGCTTACTCTCGGCAAGTTCGATTTTCTCTTCCTTAAATTGAAGTTCATCAAATTGTCCATTGTTCAAAAAATTAATTAGTTCATGGTACTCAGTAAATCCCTCTATGTCCATTATTAGTTGAGCAGGAGAAGGATGGGCATTACATCTAAAACAATTGGTTCTATACATAGAAAGGTTAACTCCCAACTTATGTTCTCTCCCACAATAGGGGCAAGTTGGTATACGCACCCAGCCATGTCGATAATCGTAACCTCCCAATCGTTTAATAAAGTATGTCCTTAATCTAGATTTAAACTGATTAGTTATTTTCATACTCTCTTATAGCTTTCCTAATTACTCTTCGAAGTTTCTTTAAATCCTCTAAATCTAAATCGTTGATACAAGTGGTTTGCCAACCATTATGAGATATTTCTAAAGCTACCCCATCAGACCATCTATCTTTTACTACCTCTACTTTCTTTGTTTTCATAACTGTTATTTAATATATTACGAATTACCCTATCACCAACTCCAAATCTCTTTCCTAGAACCCTTAATAAAGTTTTGTTTACTTTCCATTTAGTAAACCCTAATTGGATTAGTTCAGATAGTAATGTATTATAATAAGCTTTTACTTTAGGTATATCATTTAAGTTTAATTTACGATGTATATTATCCTTACCCATTACTGAAATCAGATTATTACCATCCATGATAGATTGGTGTACATTTTCTTTCTGGGTACCCCATTTTAGATTCTTATAATAATTATTATAAATATCGTTATCTAAGTGCATTACTACAGGTAAATTATTGGGGTTAGGTACATAAACAGTAGCTACTAATCTGTGAACAAAAATCTTTGTAGACTTACCATCCCTATAAAGGGATACACTATAGTATTTGGGACGTTTCTTTGGTATTAGTGGGGTAAACTCATTACTTAATTTACCCCTACTTCCTCGGACATATCTTGAATATACGCTCCCAGTTTTAGAAACGTAGTATCCCATAAATCCTGGTATATTATCTTTCATTATATATCTCCTTGCTTTTTGTTATATTTCTCTATATTAGCATCTGGGTTACTAGAACTTTTTAGAGAATTATCTAGTTGTTCTCCATATACCCTGTCATATTCTTTTCGTTGTTCTCTAGTAAATTCGGTACACCGTTGAGTTTCTGTAGAGCATTTAAAAAGAGCTCTACCTGATGGTAGACCATCCCTTTGAACCACTATCTCGGCCCTTAATATATCATCCCTTTCTTCTTGTTCTGTAGCATTTAACCCCATAATTACTTGAGCATTTCTTACTATGGCTATAGAACCAGATATATCATTTTCATCATATCGGGTTTTTCTATGTTTTTTACCCTCTCTAGTAATATGATGTGCAGTCCAGATTATATCAAGTTTCATTTCTTCGGCTAAGTTACTCAAGTCTATATATACATTAGATATTCTTTCGAAATCTTCCCTATCCCCCGCTATTGATGCAAGTTTACCAGCGTAGTCAACCATAAGAACTTTAATATCGATTCCTTGATTACGAAGTTGAATTATCTTTTCCCTTATATAAGTGGTATTAGTAATCATCGCTGGTACACGCTCAACTACTAATTCAACTCCAAACCTTGCAAGTTTCCTTAAATGCTTTGCCTCAAGTTTATCATACTCACCAGAGTATAATTCCTTCTTAGTTTTATTGATACTGGATTGAATGAAACGGTCCATGATTTGTTCTTGACCATTTTCCGTATCAATATATAATACTGACTTCTTCATTCTGAGATAACCTCTTGCAAGGTTTACCATAAAGAAGGTTTTCTTTGCCTTAGGTTTATCAAGTATTACATTAACTGAATGCTCTGGATAACCTCCTGCATTAGTTAGTTCATTCAACTGCCTAAATGGGCAAGGTATAACTGAAGGTTCTGATTGTCTTCTAAACTGTCTCTCGGTAATATCTCGAATCATATATAAGGGTTCATCCTCTTTCTTAGGTTTACTTTTCTGAAGTACCTTTTCAATCTTCCTTGAATATTCTTCGTATTGTTCGAAATTATCCAAATCGAAAGAATCATTTAAGTTCTTCATCTCAACATAGGTAGAGAACTGATATATCTTTTCTTTTATGTAATCAGAATCCGATAGTGGTATATGATAGAGATTACTTATTAGTTTATTGATATTGGGTATATCATCCTTAGTTACCAAATCCACATAGGTTTTAGATTCTAGTAACTCTTTTAATACTTCCTTTAATATATTCTCGGAGGGCATTCTGCCTTGCTTCTTAAAATATTTTGATATACCCTCGAAGATAAGGGAGTGTTCTATGAGAACCAGGTAATTGGATTTAATCCTTTTGAGTACTAATCCTCCTTCCTTATCTTTTAAAACAAACCTAAGTATCTCAAACTGAAACTCAGGAGAAAAACTGAACTTGATGTTGTCTTTAAATTTCTTCATATCTATATTGCAATATTATATAAACTAATAGATTTTGATAGTACCGAGATAGTTCTAAGTATGTTGACATCTATCTAGAAACTACTAATCCACTACCTTAAGCTCCCGAATATTTAATATTATTATTTTATATAAGAAAAAATACTTATATTTGCATAACGAATATTTAAAAACATGGGAAAAAGTAAAGGAAATAACGGTTCAGAGCTTCATCGATTAAAACCTATGCAAGAATATGATGAAGCTACTTTCAACAGACTTTATAAAGTCTGTAAGCCAGTAATTAGAAACCTTACCAGACAGATTGATTATAAACGGTTTAATCTTACACCGGATATTATCCAATCTTATTTCTGGGATAAGATGTTATTTGTTTTCAACAAATACTATGGTGAATGTACTGAAGAACATCTTAAAGCAAGAATCCTTGCATCACTTAGTACATTTAAAAACAAATTGCTTCGTTCTGCATACGGAGAACAGGCAGAGTATAATCAAAGCCTCTTTAAACTTGATGACTTATTCGACAATGACAAAGAATTAGAGGATGACAGTGAAGAAGAGAAAGCTAAATCTGAAATGCTCGATATGATGTATACTTATATGAAGGATAAGCTTTCTCCAGATGCCTATCTTTTGTTTGAGGTATTAATTACTCCCCCTCCTTTTATTAAGGAAAGACTCGAAAATAGTACTCGTATCACTAATATAATGCTTATCGAATTTTTTGAAATGCCTAAGACTAACGAATCCATGAGATATATTTCAGAACTTAGGCAAGACATACAATATTGGGAAGACCGGGCTAAAGAAGAACTTAAATACTAAACACAAAAGAAAAGGGACGTTTCCCAACGTCCCTTTCCCAATTGATTTTTACTATGCAAAACACAGATTGTAAACGAATGTTTACTCTTAAACAATACAAATAATACACATGAGTTTTAATACTACTAAATAACTAATAAACAACTTTATGATGATATTTTTTGGATATATCGTAATGTAATAGTCGGTGGCAATTTCTCAATATCCAAAGTTTCTACCGAAGTTTCTTGTAAGAAAGATTCCCCTAATAGATTCCAGCTTACTACGATAGCACCATCCTGAATACCCTTGGTAGGAGTTCCTCTACCGAAATCACCATTCAATCCTGTCTCCCTATTAAAGAAAGATTGAGGACGAACGTTCTCCCAGTTATTGGCATTATCTTGTTTACCTTTAGATACACCAAGAGCATGCCTATGCTTAGGAAGGTCATCACCTTTAATAGAGATTAAGAAATTACCCTTAGTTGGTGTATAGTAATCTCCAACATTCTGTAACATTACTTCATCCCCAATTTGAACACCTCCAGCTTGGTAACCAATAACTATTCTACCAGCTGCCTTAGTATATTCTGCCCAACCATCGGGTATTACATCGGTTTCCCAAAGAATAATAGAACCGATTGGTAAGTTAGCAGTACTCAGAGATTCAGAGAATTCTTTTCTGATAGCCTCAATTTGACTATCAATGTATTGCTTGATATTTAACTTAGTACCAGATTCATCTACTACTGGAAAGCCTGAATTTATCTGTTCTACTCTTTTCACTGATTCTTTCATCATACTCTGGGCAGCAGTAGTATAAGGGATTTCTTGGAACTTACCCTGATAGGGTACGATAGCAAAGTTCTCATTTCGTTTAGTCATTGCATCAGTACCCTTACCATATACTCCGATAAGAACAACCGAAGTTTTATTATTAGAGTAATAAGGGCAAGCACTCTCTACCATCTCTAGAAGATTGCTATAGGTCATATCGTAATTAGAATATACATCATTATTAATGATATCCGGTGTACGATTCTCTTCGGCAATCGGATAATAAATATCCAGAGACTTTTTAAACAAGGTGTAGAAGCTTTCGGAGGATTCATTCCAATAAGCTACAAAGTCTACTGGATTATCTACTGGTTCAGAAATAGTAGTATGTACTGCAAAGAGTAATACTTCTTCTGTTGAACCTTGGGTACCTTGGATGTTCTCAATAGTAATCGTTTGTTCATCGGATATAAATACATACCCATCTCTTGAAATACATCCAAAGTTCACGTCTGGCAATTCTCCATCTTCCGAAGCCTTTGCCATATACCTTGCCATAATCCTATCCTTGATTACATTGGCATACTTACTTCCAGCAACTCCCTGAGGAGATACCACTAACTTGTTACCATTTATGGTAGCCGAGCCAAATCCACAGAATGGCCCTAAACCAGAAGGAGCAGCAATTGCCTCTGCTGCTTCCTTTGATTTAATAATACCTTCATACTTAAAGTACGTCTTCATTGTCCTTAGTATTTTTAAATTGATTTTTCTGTTCTGACATATCTTTAAATGCTTCACCTACATCCTTGAACTTGAGGGTTAACAATTTAAAGAGTATTCTCCATATACTGTACCGTTTCTTAATACCATGTATTTCACAGATGTGTCCATATATACTATCTACTTCGAAACAGTAGCAAATTACCATAACCGTTATTGATACTACTATTGGGTTCATCCCATAGGGTTCTCCAATAGCTTTACCAAGTACAGCACCAAGTAGAACATAGCAGATATAATCTACTATCTTGTTTAGAGTTCTTCTTCCAGCTCTAGATTTTCGAATTTCGATTTTCTGTAACCTACTTGCAGATAACCCAAACCATAAGTCTGATAGGATTAGAATTATTGCAAGGATTATCATCCATCTCAAATCATACAAGATTTGTGTACACTCTCCCAATATACCCACAGTGAATGTCTTGAATAAAGACTGAGTTGTGGTTTCTGTTATTCTATCGATTGTTGAATTTATCATTGTTCTACTATTTGCCAAGATTGATTACTGTAAGTTGTAATGGTAAATGTTTTCTCTGAGAGGTCATCATGTTCCCATTCTAACTTTTGAGGACTAACACTTAAAAGGTCTGCATCTACTACGGTGAACTTAGTTCTCTTCGAAGTATCTACCACTGATTCAAATATATACTCTCCAGCTTGTGCAGTTACAAATTCATAACCAGCACCACCTGCGTCATAAGTAGTTACTTTACCAACTTCCCTTATTCGACTATCGAAGTCAGGTTTATTAGAAGTACACTTGATTAAAGTAGATACTTGTTTAACATTCCCCTTTAGTTCTGCATAAGTAGGAGTACAAGAAATCTCGATGATTGTAGGATAATCTTCCAGTATTACTTGACATCTTAATGAAGAACCATCATCTGCCACAAAGGTATAAGTCCCAGCTTTGGTAAGAACAATTTCCTCATCAAGGTTATAGGTTTCCCCGTTCTCATCACAGGTAGCAGTACCACTTACATTGACCCCATTTTTCATTTCCTCAAGATGGAACTTACAAGCAGACTTCTCATCCAGTAATTGGTATACTGCATAAGTATCATCTATCTGGTCTTCTGGTAATGCCCAGTTGGGTTCTTTCCAATGACTGTCTGTAGCATCCGAAGGTACTATCTTTAACTTGTTCTGATATACTACTGGAGAATTATTAACTACCAAAGTAGTCTTAGCAGTAGGGTAAGCTACAGACTGGAAGGTATAAGTCCCTGCCCTATTTGCAGTATATACATAACCATTCTGAGCATCAAAGGTTTCCCCAGTTTCAATTACCCTTACTCTGTAATCATCCCCATTACCAGAAATACGTTGTATCTTTACTGTAGCTTTTGCAGAGCCATTGAATAATGTGACTGTTGGTGGGCTAACAGTAATTCGATATACTGCAGTCTTACCAGATACTACTTCGAATATACCTACACCTTCATCGGTTTCCCTTTTATCCAGTGTACATTTAAACTTATAAGTACCATAACTATTAGCAGTAAACTTATCACCGTTCTTAAACAACTTGGTATCACCGATTAACCTACAGTATAGTTCACCAGTAAATGATTCTGGGTAATTCGATTCGATGGTAAGAGTGGTAGTAGCATCCTTGATACTTTGCTTATCCCCAACTCTAAATTCAGAAGGTGTACATCTTACCTTATATGTAATCTCTTCTCGAGTTACAACAAATGAAGTTTGCTTTACTGGGAACTCTACAATCTCAAAGATGTAGGTACCAGGCTCTGAAAATTCCCAAGTTGAGCCAGAGACTTTCACTATATCAGTACCGGATAATCGTACATTACAGGTTTTCACGGTACCCTTATAGGATACGTTTGCCCTTACTACTGTACTTACTTTTAGGTTAGTAGGAGTTATCTTTCCAGTAATAGGGTCACAAGTAATAGAATATACTCGATTATAAGATTCTTGATTAACCGTGATTTGAGTTACCTTAGTAGGGTCTCCCACACTTCTAAAATAATAAGTACCTGCTCTGGGTATATTAAAAATGGAACCACTTTCGTGTTTAGTGTAACCCCAATTTATATTATCACTGGATATCTGATATCTTAGGTCAGCATTTATCCAATCTGAAGTTACAGTTACCTTTACCGGTACTTCATATACCTCTGAAGTAATAAGATTGGGTTGGTCCGGATTTACTAACTCAGCTTTAATTGTATACCCATCATTTACGGTAAACCCATATTGAATATCGAAAGATACATGATAGGGTATGAATCTTTTAAAGAAAGCCTCTACGGCTTCTCTAAATTTTCTGAAAGCTGCCGAGTTCGAAGTATATCCATGACCGGTAAGTCTAAAGGTTACCGGTATACATTGAGAACAATCGAAAGTATTATCATAGGTATACTTATCGTCATAATGGTAATACTGGTCAAAGTGCGGATTACCTTTTACCCAACCATCATAACTATCAGCCTTTGCAGGGTCAGTTACTACGCAGGTTAACCCATACAGCCTCATCATTATTTCGAAGAACTCAGAGGTACCTCTTATTTTAAAAAGAGATATCGAATACTTCAGGATGTTTCTTACTTGAGTACTGGTTAAAGTAAAGGGTCCCTCCTTTGGTATTATCCAAAGCTTAGATAACTCTTGGAGTTTAGCATCGGAGTAGAACCCATTAAAGTACTCTGCCCATTTCTGTGCATCTATAGTGTTCCCATAAACAAAGGGCATTTCTCCGAGGAATTGCCAAAGGAAATTGAGATACATATCCGGAGCCTTATCTATATCAATAATGTCTAAGATATTCTCAATATCCTTTGTAATGTAATCTTCAAAATGCTCTCCACAAATTTCTAGAAACCTCTCTAAGATGCCTTTGCCATTTACCTTATAGGTATCTTGAGCTTTATACTCGAATGGCAAAAAGTCGATTAGATTTTTGAGGTTTATCATTATACAATTTCTTTTACGGTTAAAGTCAATTGTGAAGCGTTTTCAAATACTGGTAAATTAAAACCGGGGTCTTCATAGTCATGGTTAGGTTCTGATACCGTAATAGAATATCTGTAACCAGACTGATAGCTATTGTTCTGAATATCCAAAGAGAAATCAAAACCATTAGCCTTATCTATTACCTGTATAGAATTACCTACAGTACCAGTAGCCATATACCCATTTGATACAGAACGTACAGTAAAAGTAGTGGATGAATTGAAGGTAATATAGTAAGTCATAGACCCTTTAGCCTTATTCAATTTAAACTGACCCAAGTTCAATTCTTTATTACCATAGATGGTAGTAGGCCAAGGTTTAATATAGAACTTAGTAAGGTGAAGGTAATCTACTGTTGATAAGTTATCTATTAAGGCATAGATATCTGATAACCTTACGCTTCCTCCTATCTGAGCTTGCTCTGGAGAATAGGCATTGTATAATGCTGTAAGAATTTGAGTTTGTATCTCGGGAGTCTTATAAGACTTCTTACCAGTAACTCCCATCTCTAGAATAATCTGAACCTTACCTGCAGATTTAACCTTTAACCATGTGGTCATAGGAGCTCTTTGAGATAATAGATTGTATACCCTATTGATTAATTCAGAAGAAGCAACAGCTCCACCATCGGGGCTAATATATACTGTAAGCTTTCTACCGCATTCATAATCGGCTTTAGCTTTGTTTACCCCATCAACCAACATGGCCAAACTTTCGAAATCCTCTTTGGTAATTGCTACTCCCAAAGTCTTTACACTCAAAGGTATATGTTCTTTGAGCATTGTAAAGTTTTCATAGTTTGAACCACCTCCGGCATCGTAAGCATTACTTACGGTAGCATCAGTAATTGAAGAAGAGATTACTGAAGGTACAGAAGTAATAGTATTACTCTTTACATTACCCTGAGTACCATTGGTTAAGTAGAATACCACATTGGTTATTTTTGCTCCTGCTGCAGGCTTCTTACCAAAGGTACCATCCCCAAACATTATATAAGGATTAAGTGCCTCATCTACTGAAACCATAAAGTGTTTGTCTGTAGGTTTGGATTTTGCAAATGTATCTACTAATACCCAAGTTTCCCCACCTATCTGCAATGACATAGAACCTTGTTCATAATACTTACCATTGGGTAGAGTACCCAGATGAATTATAACTCTATCTCCAGTAGGTATTACCATATTATTTAAAGCACTTGCAGTATACTTCTCGTGTTGAACTATAGGTACTTTACAAGTAGTTACATTTGAATACCAAGTTACGTCTCTAGCAGATAACCAGGAATTACCACTAGAATCTGTAAACAGAGTACCTTGGGGTATAGTTAACTTAGCTCCAATGGAATTACCAGTAATGCTTCTGGATAAGATTACATCTACTGTAGCAGCAATTGCTGCTCGAGCATGATAATCTACCAAAGCTCCATGTTTAACTACCGAATCATACCTTCTTGCCGTAGGTAGAAAGGTTTCCCTTGCCATGTTATCTACATAGTAGTGAAGTACTTCGGCAATTGCCGCAAATAATGAGAGGATGATAATTAAGATGTTCCCCTCCGAATAATCCGTTATGAGTTTCTGACCTTGAGGGTCTTTGAGTCCCATAAGGGATTCAACCAGCTTGGCCTTAATCTGTTGATAAGACCTCTGGTATGGGTTAAGCCATTTATTTGTGATTCCCATATTATTGTGTATTTAATGAATTATCCGACCGGTCATAGGTGATATCGAGGTACTGACTAGAATTTGTTCCATTTACTACATAGGTTACTTCTATGTGTATTTTTGCATCAACTCTAGTAACTGTGATATTTTGGAAGGTTATCCTTTGTTCCCAAGCACCTATGGCTTGTTTTAAAAACTCTTTAATTATAAAACTTAGGGCTTGTGAGTTTGGTTCCTCAATACATTGCCATAGTTTACTACCAAAGTTTTCCTGTCGAAATCTCTGGCCTATCATGTAATATAATATAGAACTTATATTATCTCTGATAAGTTTAAAATCCCCATTTACTGGGTACCAACCTCTTTCACCCTTTTCATTAGTTGTAAGTTGGATAGGGTAAGTTACACCTATACCAACTAAGTCTGTAAAGTAATTCTTTTCCATTAGTGTATGCAGGTTTTATCCTCATAATCGTCTACAACGAATTGTGAGAAAGGTTTAATTACTTGAGTTAAAGTTGGACCCGAAGAACCTGGTCCAGTAGTTACACCTGAGTGTACATGAGAATTGAACATACTGCGAAGTTGTTCTAGTTCTTGGATAGTTTGATTTAGTTTTTCGGTTAATTGAAAAATATTGATTACTCCACCATTTTCTCCAGTATTAAGTATCACTGAATCGCCAGAAGATACATTTATATCTCCCTCGGCATTTATTACTATCTCTTTCTCCGAACGAACATTTACAGGCCCATTGAAATGTAAATTGAGTTCTCCGTTATCATCATCTATGACTATTAGGTTTCCTTCAGGAGTAACTATCCCCATTTTATTAGGACCATCTAATGGTTGAGGTATTTGGCTCATTCCCCAACCATGGTATTCCCAGAGTGGTTTAGTTGGATCTCCAAATTCAAAAGTAACAAATACCGTATCTCCCACTTTAGGAGCTAAGAATTTAAAACCTGAACTAATTGAACCATGTTGTCCTTTAGGATATGCCCAAGCAAATACTCCCCCCATTACCTCTGGAACACATACCTTTACTCTATTCATATGTTTCTCTACATCGTCATTATCAATAACAATGCCTCGATAAACAGAGTAATACCGACCAAGACCCTCTAAGCCTTCGTCGGTTATTATCTTTGCTGTTTCGTAACTCATACCCTTATTTTTCTACATAGATTTGACTTGCTATTCGCTTATGCCTTTTAGCTATGTCTCGGTATACTCGATTAGCTATGGCCATATAATTAAACTTAACCCCATAATCTTCAGGCACTTGGATTTGTTTAACTGATACCTTGCCCGGGATTAACTTACCCTTAGAGGTAACTGTATTACCTGTAGATAATACTATACCCTCTGCCAAGGCTTGAGGATTATCGGCATTTACTTCAGTATAATAAGCCTTCTTTCGAATAAACTCAGCTTGACCCTTGATATCAATTATGTCCCCCTTATCATTCAAGAAATGCTCATTGTAATATACCTTCTCATTATAAGTAAAGTTAAGATTAAGATTCTGAGAAGTACTTAGGGCTTTTTTATCTTGCCCCTTTTTAGTTTTAGCATTAGCTTTAGCATCATTAGCTACAATATTTTGAGTAGATAAATCAGTCTTAGAAGTTACAGAACCTGATTTAGAATTATTCTTTACTAACTCCATATTAGTTATATAACCTTGCCCAGCATCCATAGAATGAGTACACTGTTTTATATACCAAAGCCCTGACCAACGTTTCCCTACATTATCTATTCGGATTATTTGGGAAGTTGCTAGCATAGGTCTACCCACTACCTGAAGTTGACATACTAACCTTTTCTCAGTTTGCTTTAAACCACCATTGGCATTAGCATTAGCTGCCCAAGCATACTTATCGGCACCACCGTATCTACTAAATAAATTATGGTAAAGTTTATAAAGAGGTACCTTGAGATTTACCCTTTTCATATGTCTTACCTTAACCCTCTTACCATATTGACCTTGACCATAACCCTTAGTAGTATCAACTTCCATATCGGATAATACTTCAGTATAGGGGTCTTTCTTTAAAGCTTCGAAACCTCTCTCTGAAGCAGGTAATACTCCAGCTTGAAAATTGATACCAGAAGCTATACCCGCTCCTGCTTGTTTAGAGGTATAACCCTCTGGGTCATAATCTAAGGGGTCTACATACTCTTCTACCATAAATTCCATACCATCTTCATCTTCGAAAAGATACATTTCGCATTCTAATAGCTTCTTAAGATTAGCTTCTAACTCTTTACCATTCTTAGAGTTTCTTAGCACTTGCTTAAGGGCATTCTTCTTATCATCAGGTAACTCGTTGGCTGCTTGATTAATGGTAGCTCGTACTTCTTCGGTAGACATTTCATCAAATCTCCTTTGCTTACCTGCTTCATAAGCACCTACTGGACCCACTGCTTCATATTCTTCTACTCTCTTTTTATATTCTGCAGTTTTTTCCATGTTATACTGAAGCTGAGTGTCCCAAGCATCCATTACCTCTGTAGGAGTAGTAGGATGACTTCTATAATCTTCAAACCCATTGCCAGTAATATTAGACACCATAAGGTTATCTACCTGAGCCACAGGAGGTCTTAAAGCTAATGGAGGTTTATCCTCTGGCTCATTTATATTAGTTGATAATACCGATAAATCTTTACTATCTGGGTCTAGAGATGGAGCTAATACTGCTTTAACTCTTTTAGTTATTTTCTGAGTAGCAAAAGATACTCTAAGTACTTCCCCATTCTCTCCTTGATATGTATAAGTACATACCGGTTCTTCATGGAATTTCCGATTATGTATATAGATAACACCATCCCTTGAATCCACATACCATGGCCCATTAGTATACCCTTTCATCTTCTGTTCTAATTGAACTAAGACGTTCTTGCCCACTAATCCAAAGTCACTATCAATTAAAGCTTTCAAGTCTTCTGGCATAGCTACTTCTGCTACTCCACTGTATTTGTTAGCATAGAGTACTTTACCAGTAGTAGTACGGGTACTCTCTGTGGGTACCTGTAGTGACTCGTATACTTTATTACTTATTATCTGTTGTTCCATTACTGAAATATTTCTATGATTACACCAGTAGCATTCCCACAACCATTGTCTAAATAGGTAGATAATTTATAGCCTTCCATATCCGAATGGACATAAGCAGGCTGATATCTTAAATCCCCTGAAGAATCAATGCACTTAATAGTTACATGAGTACCTGTAGAATCGAATACTGCCTCGAACTCTCTTACCTTAATTATCTTCACAGGTCCAGATATGAATTGGCCATCGGGATATATGTAACCCCATTGAAGGCATATCTGTTGGTTCTCCTGGATATCAGCAATGTCTACTGTATCAGGATTACCAGTATCAAAAGTAAGAGTAGCCAAGTTTTCTTTTTCCTCATCGTATCTATAACTCCAGGTACTTATATACGCTCCAAGGGGTATACCTGTAATGGGATTCATTATAGGCATACCTCCAAAATTGAAAAGAGCCAAATAGGGTTGACCCATTCCATTGTATAGTATTGGTTTCTGTTTAGCTGCCATAAGTCGGTATTCTTATTAGAGTTCCCATTTCTAATTCCTTAAAAGGATTCAGTATCTTATTAGCTTCAGCTATAATGTACCACTTACCAGAATCACCATAGTACCTGAAAGCAATGTTCTGCAAGGTTTCCCCATCTTTAACGGTATGTTGAATATCGTTAGAGGATTCCGGTACTACTGGAGGTTTAGCTTCTAAGGAATAATCCCCATCGTTATACTTCAGAGCATAGGCATTATTATATGGGCTAGCCCCCTTTAGATATTGGTTAACATCAATCATATTTAATACCCCCCGTCTTTTTAAGTGAATCAGAATTTATAAAATCTCCATAGGATAAGTTATATGCACTTACTCTCTTGAAAATTAATTCTTGAGTTGCTGCTGCAGGCAATAACCTACCATTACCAAAAGTAGCTGGCTTTCCAGGTACCCTTATTCGATAACCATTCTGAAAGTTCTTCAGAGTATAAGTTGCTGAAGTAAGAATGTAGTTGTGGTTATCGAATATACCAGAATCTCCCCACTCAATCTTAACAATCGGAGGAGCAGCCTGATAACCATTAGATTTTGACCATGCTTCTAATAACCTACATTTATTAATTACCTCTTCAGGATTTTCTGGGTCATTACAGTACCAAGATACATTGAATTGAATGATGTCTTCAGCACCAGTAAAGTGATACATTGGTACATTGCGGCCCATTGATTTAATGGTTGCCCATGTAGTTTCTCCTCGGAAGTCTAATTCTGGAGGTCTATTCTGTAGGGTAATATATTGAGTAGGGTTAACAGTCATGTTATATATCCTTACCTCATTCTGATATATAACATCTGCTTTAGCCTCAAAGTTTCTGTAATTAGTGGTATTCTTATTCCCTTTTGCTGGGTCTACTCCCTCACTCTCCTCTAATCTCGGGAATTGTAATTCCATTCTCCATTTAGCCTGGAGTTGTTTGTTTAGAATAGGGTTCTTAGACGATATTTGAGCTTCTCCGATTACTCCATTGGGAGTATAGAGTTTACCCTTTTGAGCATCATCTTTGGGAAGAGTAGAAAGAGTTCGATTGAGTAATATCCGAGCTCTCCATAGCTTATTTAAGGGACCAGTAAGAACACCTGCCGTATCTCTTGTAAGGTCATTGTATTTTTCAACAACCTTACCTGCTGCTTTATTTAATACTCTAGCCATAGTGTTTTTAATTTTATATTCCCATTACAAATGCTGCTCCAGTAAAATCTTGTTGAGAACCTGGAGCATAATCTCCAACTGCTTGACCATCTACTGAGATATTGATACGAGAATCTCTCATGCCTTCCTTGATAGCTAATCTAACAGCATTAATAAATCTCTCTTCATTCTGGGCTCTAATGGTAGTTGGGTCTTCTTTCTCTTTATTCTGAGCTTCAGTATTCCTATCTACTGAATTACTAAGGTAACTAATACCCTCAATTAATAAAGGAAGACCTACAGTAATTGCTAATCCCCAGGGTCCACCGAGTAATCCCATAAGTCTACCACCTATAGAGGTTAAACCCTTTATAGCACCTTGCCTAGCCACTTGACTACCAACTTGGGCACCTGCTCCAGCTAAAGCCCCACCAGCTAAATTACCGGCCATGGAAGTTGCTAATGGTACTCCAGGATTTGGTGTCTTAACATATCTTCCGGTTTTAGTGTTATAAAATCTACCAGCAGAATTCATACCGATACCGCTTGACATCATTTGGAGTTGAACCATGGTTCTCATAAGGTTAACCATTCTTACCATGTGTGCTTCCATAATGGCAAACTGAGTATTAGTTTTTATTGCTGCAGCAGACATACCTTCAGTAGAAGCAGTAGCAATAGTCTGTAAATACCCAACAGACCTAATAATACCTCTTACAGTATTAAATCCTGCAACAATAGTACCTACTACTACTGCAGTAGCTCCTACCCTAAGACCAAAACCTCCAACCCAAGTTTCTGAGATAGAATTAATTACTTTGATTATAGAGTTACCCACATTTAGTACTGGGGTAAAGATTCTACCCAAAGCTGCACCTGCGGTAACTGTTAAGTTCTCTATACTTGATTCGAATTGGTCAATTACACCTGCATCGGTTTTAAGACGTTCTTCATTGAGTCGATTTACTGCCCCAATGTTTTGGTCATAAGTAGCAAGTATCTTACCCATCTTATCTCTACCAGAAGCAATATCCCTAAGTACGGGGAGCATACCACGATTACCACGAACTCCAAAGATATTGAAGAAAGTTGGTGTTTCAATTCGTGAAGGTAAATCTACTGCTGCCTTAGCAAACTTCTGATAGATAGTGTAAAGGTCTATAAGATTACCCTGAGCATCGAAGAATTCATCGGGACTTAAGCCCAAGTCTGCTAAAGCGTTATAGCCTTTCTTTTTTTGGTTAACAAGAGAGAGCTGTAAGTAACGAATCATATTGGCCAGTGAGGTACCTGCCATAGAACCCTGTATACCCATATCACCCAATACACCAATAGCAGCAGCGGTTTGCCGAAGGTCTACTCCAGCAGTTGCCATATCTGCTCCTGCATAAGATATGGACTGGGCTAAGTCTGTTAAAGATATATTTGCATTAGTAACTGCAGTATATAAATCATCGGTTACTCTAGCGGCTTCCCCCATTGGGATTTGGTACATTGACATGATATTAGTCATCAAGTCAGCTACACCACCTTTCTGTCCCACTGGCATTGTAAAGATTGAAGCCAGCTTAGATGCTGGCCCAATCATCTCTTTAATAGCATCGAATTTATTACCCGCCATAGCCAGGTATCTTTGTCCTGATGCAACATCCGAAGCCGTAAGAGGAGTTATCTCATTGACGTCTTTTGCCAATTGTAACATTTCTCTTTGTTCTGCAATGGTAGCACCAGCAATTTTCGAAGCAGTCCAAACTTCATTCTGAACACCCGCAGAGTATTTATAGGCCCTTGCCATTCCCCCTACGAGCTGCATTCCGAAGTCCATTGTATTAGAAGCTGACATCTGTATACCTCTATTCCAGGTATTCATATCATTCATCATTGTTCTGAATGACCCAGATATCTTGCCAGCTTCTTGAGAGAATCGGTCTTTTAAAACCATGGCAACACCGACCTCTACTATACTCCTACTGGTATTCATAATTTATTTTCTTTTCTTTAATTGTTTATAATATTGCTCGGCCATTTCCTTGAATATTTTCCTTATTCGGTACGGAAGACGTAAAAAGCCGAAATAGTCTAAGGCTATCTCGGCTCTGGTGATATAAACAAAATCACTCTCTAACATTACTCTTCCGTCAGGTAGAAAAAATTCGGTGCCCAAACTATAGGATAAGTTCTTTCCTCTCCAGTGGTTGGATTAGTGATGTGAGACTCACCTTTGAAAATGGGGTCCATAGATAAGATATGCTTTCTCATCTCAGCCATATCCTTTGCAGTAAACGGAGTAAAGTTTTCTACCTTCTCCCAACTACCATCAACCTCTAAGTGAAGATTACGGCAAAGAAGAGGAGCATTCTTAGTTTGTTTATCCAAAGGCAACTTCATGAACTCTTGTTCTCCCTTACCAGTCATACAATCGAATTTAATTCTCTTGCCAGATGAAAGAGTGTATTCATGGTCTACCAATCTAACTCCCTCTGGATAATAAGGGATAGCATCTGGCTTCTGATTTAAATCCTCTACAGTTGGAGTAGTACCGTAATCGAAAAGGAACTCATGAAGGTCTTGGCCATAAGTAATCTTACCACCATTCTCTTTGCCCCAATCATATTCGAATTCTACTTCCTCTCCCAAAGAGAAGATACGAGAATTGAAGATAATAGCATAACGGTCATTGACTGGTAAGTTAAGGGCATCATCTACGGTTAATTTCCCATTAGGGGTAGCAGTAGTTCTAATTACAATTGCTGCAATGAACTTGGTAAGGTTCATCAAAGTCTTCATGTCTGAAAGGTTACTGAGGATATCTTCATCAGCACCATTTTGTTCTCTGATTTCATATTCGAAACCAGAAGGTCCGGTAAATCTAAATGTTCTAAATTCCATAATTTGATATATTTAATGTTTACAAATGTTCATAGTACTCCGTATAACAACAAGAAAGGGGTGAGCTCCTATCACAGGAATCCCACCCCTCCACCGAATCTTAGTGAAAATAGACTAAGGAATTAGTATTTATCTGCAGTACCAACTGAGAACTCTATGGACTCAATGGTATTCTCTGAAGCCATTCTGTCCAAGTCTAAGCCGGTAATCTTACATGGCCATACCTCTTCGAAGACATGGGTATTAAGAACTGAGACTCCATCTTCGGCAAGTTCGTTTACAATTGCCGTTTCCCAGTATTGGCTTGGTACTAAACCACCACCAACTATGTGGTCCTGGCAAGCATAAAGCCAATCATGAAGCCATGTGTCTGAACCTGCAGTAGTCATAAGTTTCTCTACAATAAGATTACCTATAGTAACCCTACCTGCAGTTTTAACGTCTCTATTGACGTCCCCATGAGCAACCTGGTCAATTTCAATATCTGGCAAAGTACAACTTTGGAATAGATAAGTATTGATAGGGTGTTTGGGGAACATGATGCTCCACAAGAATTTCTTCCGTGGGTTTTTTACTTTTGCTCCCATTGTGTTATGAGTTTATAAGTTATTACTTGTTTCTACGATTGATACTGCCTTAGAAGCTGCATCGATTACAATCTCCATAGTTACCTCTTGCATAGGAACTACATCCTTATACTTAAGGATAGCACGGTACTTACCCTGACGAGCATCTGCTTCGTTATTAACCGAAAGGTCATCCCAAGAAGTTGCATCTTGGTCACCCATCCAGGTATACTCGGTCATAGCATCTTCGTCTACCAAAGAATCCAAGGTAGGTTTAACCTCCAACCAGATTCTCTTCCAAGTACTCCAAACGTTTGGTTCTTCGATATACTTGTTAAGTACAGGACGAAGGAACTTCTTCAAATACAAGTTCAATCTTACGATTGAAAGGAACCGTTCTGAATCCTGTTTTACCTGAGAAGAGAAGCAATGCCAAAGCATTGTCTGTTTGCCTGCATCAGGAGTATCCTTGATTACCATCTCATTGATGTAATTTTGGGCCAGAGTATTCAATTCTGAATACCGAGAGGGAGAACCATAGTTCGGGCATACTGGTCCAACGGCATCCCCAATAACTCCTCGGTTCATACCTGCAAAAGATTTCCAAGGTCCATATTGAGTAGCAGAAGCATCACCCAAACCTGCAATGGTACCCACTACATCGGAATCTTGAAGATTACCGTTTTCATTGTAGTACTTAAGTCCACCACCGAAATAGGCAATATACTTAGAGTTACCCACAGTACCCAAGCAAGTCTGTACCCAAGTTACCTGAGCTTTGTAATCTCTGGCCTGAGTACCCTGAGTATAATGAGTAAGGTGTTTCGGAACTTCGATATAGAGTACCCATTCCATCAGTTCCTTTGCCATATCCGCAGCAGCCTTGTATACCTTGAGTACATCTGCATCAGCAGTAAGGTGTTGAGAGATATGAGAAATGAATAACTGATAGAAGTCAGTGTAATCCTTTACGAAGTCCAAAGAAGCAATCCATTCATCGGCAGTAGGAGTAGAACCTGCAGAACCGATAGTACCGGTAAACTTCTTTTCATCTTCTGTAGGAGCAGCACCACCTACAGTTAATGTAACGGCATTCTTTGTACCATCTACACTATCAGTAAGCCATTTGATAAGATTCTCGAAAGAAGAACCAGCAACTACTACCGGCTTAATATATTCTGAGTTCTTAGCAAATGCACTAAGAGCAAGGTAATCTACCGAAGTATCATTATTTTCATCGGCAGTTTTGTAAGTGATTACTGGACCTTGTTCAAGTACTTGACCATTGCCAGAATAGATTTTGTAATACAAGGTGTTAGCTTGTTTGTAGAAACCCACCTGGAAACTATCAGTACTACCGATTGGGTCCCCATAACCTTTAGTTACCAAGCCTAAGCTATAAGTAACTCCACTTGAGGTAATGGTAATGAGTGCTGCAGGTGTAGCTGGGTCTGGGGTAGCAGAAGCCGGTACTATGCCTTCCTCTTCGGATTTAGCAGCAGCCTTTGTTTTACTTGCTGCAGTTGCAGCCACTGTACCCTGGGTAGCTCCCTTACCAAGTACTCGAATAACACGAAGCTTAGAACCACCTGTCAAGGCTTTTTCGATATTTGATACAGAACCATCTGGCACAATCTCAGAACCATAAATTCTTTGAAACTGAGAGAAAGTAGAGATGATTTCTGAGGGGTCATCGTATGGGCCCTTAGTAGTTCTAGCCAATACACAAGAAACTCCTAACATAGGAGTAGTTTGAAGAACATTGTTGTTCTTAAACTTAAAATCTACATGAGGTGAAGTTGGCATAATTCTATTGTGATTAAAGTTAATTACTCGTTTAATTTATACCCTAGAGTATTGTACCTATTCCTTAGGTATCTTCAACTCTAGCATTTCATTTTCGTTTTGTTCGAACAATCCAATGAGAGCAGTAATATCTTTGATAGGTGTAAGTGTACCTTCTTCCAAAAGCTTTTCTGGGAGAATACCATCTTTACATACGTAAGTATATACCTTCTCAAGTATACCATGTTCTACATCTGGATGGTCATAATAATTACCAATTTCAATGAATAGGTTTCCGGTTGGGTCAAGCCTGCCCTTGCTCCATTCCTCTAAGTCATTAAAGTATGGTCTTACATATCCTCTAGCAGGTAAGCCAGCATATAAGATTGTATGCAATAATCTCATATCGGCTTGTGTTTGAGAAACGAGGTGTATATCAACTGTGATATCTTTAGTCTCATAGGGAAACTCTGAAGCTTGGTAATTACCGTCTTCTAACTTATCACCAATGATATATTTGTTCACTCCAATATCACCAGCATAATAACCTTGCAGTTCGATTGTTATTCTGGGGAGAGTCTTGGGTCCTTTTACCTGATTGTTTCCTATACCAAACAAGGGTATAAACTTAGGCATACCCTTGATAGCCTCTGCAAAACGTTTTTCGTTTTCTTGAGACAAGGGCAAGAAGTCTTCTGGATTTAAGGTAAGACCCATTTCTAACATGGTGCTGAGGAGACATATATAGAATGTTCTCTCAACTACTTCTTCTGAATTTACCATAATTAAGCTTGATCAGGAATAACTCTAAGTCCTTCATCAGCATTTACCCAATTTACTGTACCATCTCCTACTTGTATTTGAGCCTCTACTACTAAGGTATATAAAATTCCAAAAAACCTACAGTCATAATGGATAGTACAGGTTAATTCATCAACACTGGTCGTTGCTGCTGAGGGGTAATTCGTAAACCATAGTTTCCAAGGAATAGGGTCTCCACTTGGGTTTGGGATAGTACCATTAACTGTTTCCCCAATCTTAGGTACTCTGAAGGGTCTAATAAACGTAGCTACCTCTTCTCCATTTATGGTGTACACTATGTAACCCCTAAAGGTAGCAGTCTTCACAGCGGGATTATTTGCTGCAGAGTGACCTAGTCCTGCTACTGGCCTAATTTCATAGGTAACTACTCGAACACTTGGAGATTGGGTTATATTGATAGCTTTCTCAAATTTTTCACTCTGAATTATCTTAACTACTCCAGTCCTTTCAATTGGGTTATAGGTACCCGACTGATACTCCCCATTTCTTGATAGAGTTTTAATAATAGCCTTTCCTGGTTTATTACCTTCGCCTACCTCTTGGGTTACTTCTAACCAGTCTACGGTAGTTTCGATTTTCCAATCTACAGCTCTATATTCATCCTGAGGTACATTGTTGAGGAACTTTTGTTGATAGCTGTATACCTCTATCTCTAAAGTCTCACCCTTTTTAGTACCATCAAAGGTATGGGCAGTTACGTCTGGAGAAATACTCCAGTATGTATTCCAGGATTCTGCAGGGGTAGTGTTAGCTTTCTGAACCAAGGTTACTTCCCTTTCTACTCCCTGTACTACTACCTTGAGGATCTGTTCTTTGATATTATCTCGGTCTTCATTTATTGCCTTCGGTTTTACACGAATAGTGGCAGTACCTGTTCCGGATAATGCGGATATTTCAAAATCTGCTGCCATTATTTTACCCTCCTTATTTCTTTTCTGATTTCATTTCGTATTTCCTTTTGTAAGGCTACCTTTCCACCTGCAGCCTTAAATGCAGGACCCCAGAGAGGACGAGGTGGTAAGTTACCATCTCTGCTACCATACTCGAGCATGATAGCAATCTGATTCAAAGTTTTTCTTGAAGTCTTACCTGTGTAGGTAATCTTCCTGATTCCAATTGGTAATCCTACGAAAGTCCTCTTCTTACCTTTTACTATGGTAACGGACTTTGCATATTGACCAGTAAGGTTTAGCATTGTATGTTCTCCATACTTCTTAATGGTACCTGGAGAATGTTTTGGCCAAGATACTCCAGAACCCTTTGGAGGTATACCAGTATTTAAACTACGCCTTACTATACGAAGAAGTTGATTGCCAAACTTCTCGGTACCTTTCGCATAGCCTTTTGTTAAGATACTTGGAGTCTGAGCAATCAACCTTTCTGCACGAGCTTGTTCTCGTTTATCTACGTATATTTCTAGTGGACCAATTGGAGTCGATATATTAATATTAACCGACTTACTTGGCATGTTACTTGTCTTTAAATAATCCCAGCTCTTCGGCAATTTTTTCCAGGAGTGCTTCTGACCTATTTAATCGGACATCCACATTACCCATGTAGGCTTTAAATTCTTCGAACTCAGGAGCTGGTTTACTGGGTTCTTTGTAATTGATAGAGCCTAAAATTTTATCACATTCCGATACAATCGCCTCATACCTTTCCCGGTTATTAAGGATGTTCACTGCATTCTGTTTCTGATTAGAAACTTCGCTGACAATGTTGTCCAGGTTAGTGGTATAATAAATACCATTGTAAATACCTTCCTCTGCCTGAGATGGCAAATAGATTGTGATTTGAGATACTGAATCCTGTATCACAAGTTCAAGGCTATTTACAAATCCATCCTTAACCATGGATGCCATGGGTTTACTTTCACCTACCTTCAGAATCCTTGCTTGGTCAAAGATAGGATAGAGAGCACGTCTGTCTCTTTCTAAGGAGAAGATTATATCCCCTTTCTGCAACTTTTGAAAAATCATCTTATCGTCCATGTTACTTCTTATTTATTAAATTTAAACCAAATGAAACTGCACCTGGATTCTTCTGCATGAAGTCTACCAGGTTTAAGAATTGATAGTATCCAAATTGATTTATGAGTACCTGAGCTTTGTTTGCTACTTCTTGTGCAATCTCTATATTAGGAGCGGGTAATGCCAATTGTATCTTAAATTCGGTGAGTTGTTCTTGTTCCATAATTCCTTAGTTATTGGGTTAAAACGAAAAAAGGAGTACACCGGTTAGATGCACTCCTTTTCAATCATCTTAGTTTTTGGCAAATTTAAGTCGGTGTAGTAGTGGTGCCTTTCAATGCAGCAACTACCTGGCTAATGATGTTCTGGTCTCTTTGAGCATCAACTACCCGGTTAAGGCGAGCAATCTCCTGGTCTTTGGCAGTGTTCTCGATGAGGCACTTGATTTCCTGTTGACCATTCTTCAGATCACAGCAGCAACGTTCCAACTGAAGAGCCAGATCGGATTTCACTTCCTTAATCAAGCCCTTAGTTTCACAGCAACAGTTTTGCTGTTCGTGTTCCATGTTGCAGAGACGGTCCATTACACGATTGAAGCCTGCGCCCATTTGGTCACGAGAATCTCTGATATCAGAGTTCGTTTTGTAACCCAAATCACAAAGACCTCTTTCGGTAGTGAAACGGTTGTTGAGGATTTCTCTTCCAACACCTGCAACGTCTTTTGCTACACCGCTGATTTCCTGAGTTACTCCTCTAGCAGCATCAGAGATATCCTTGTAGATACCTGCCTTTGCTTCCTGAACAGTAGATTCTACTTTCTGGATGTCAGCCTTGGTGTCATTGATTTTGTCCCATACGGAAACTGCAGCAGCACCAAAGCCACCACCTACCAATGCACCACCAACGGCTCCCCATCCAGAGCCCCAACCGGAATTCCGGTTATAACAGTCATTACAGCCTCTGTCCGCGATTACAACGCCATCGCCAGCACCTTTTACTTCTACTCCCATAATGTTTTGGATTTAGAAATTAATAAATAAAATTAACTATCTCATATAAAAATGTTCTAGTGTTGTAATTAAACCTATGCAATTTCGAATACATACTCATAGGTTATTGTATTCGAAATACATACTCATAGGTTATTGTAGCAGCACTCTGGTTAATAATAAGTGTTATCTTCTTACCTGATTCTGATTGAGTTACTGTTACTGTAGCAGACCTTGAGGATTCAGCAGTGTTCTCATAAGTTTTAACTGAGAGCCCATTATCTACTATATTAACAATAGCCCAACTCGGTACATTTCGACTTGCTCCCACCGGATATATATCAGAGGTTTCTGTACCATTTATCACTTTCTTTTTATAAGAGATGAATGGAACCTCTTCAGTTTTTCCCAAAGCTGGATGAGTAATAGATTGAGAAGTCTGACTTCCGGGTGAATTCCCCCAATTAAAGTAATAATTATAGTATACACTTGCACCACCCTGAGTGATATCCACATAATCAGAAGCCCCTCCATAAGAAGCCGTAACTCTAATAGACCTACTACTTGTACTGGTATTCTCAGAAGCACTAAGTGTAGTACCTGATAGACTAAATCCTGAGGTACCATTGGTACTTAAACTTGGAGTAGCACTATCAGAGCCATCCCTTGTATTTGAACCCGAAGTATAATTCGCATATCTTGGTCTACTAGCACTTGGGTACAAAGTTACACTACCTCCAGTATTACCGATGGTATAAGAACTTGCAGTTAAGCTTACACTCCAAGAGCCATAAGTATACCCAGTAAATTCGTTTGCTGCCTGGTATACTGGTACACTTACAGATTTGGTTTTACCATTTAGTGATAAGGTACCAATAAGGGCTCCTACCTGGGTTCTAGATTTAACCGTGGTTCCCAAAGAACCTGCACTAACTGCAGTACCATAACTAATGCTAGCACCGCTTGTAATTGTGCCACCTCCAGTTGTAGAACCATTCCATCCCCAAGTTTGAGAATATGAGGGCATAGTAGAGAATGAACTTCTTGTACCTCCACTTGCAGGTATATCGGTTACAGCTCCACCACTTGCAGTAATTTCACTATAAGTCTTATAACCTGCAGATTGAGAACAAGATATGGTTACTTTCTTATTGGTTTCTGCTTGGGTTAAAGTTACGGTACCACTACGAGTACTGGTAGAAGTATTATTACCCATAGTTACTGAAGTACCGGTACCGGATATACTTCCCCCATTAGCTCTAGTATAAGTTAAAGAAATTTGGTTACCATAATTATGGCCATTTCTTAATTCTTGCTTGTATGAAGTTACCGTGAAAGTTTTAGTACCTCCAGTTGCCCCAAAAGACATAGAAGTGGGGTTTACACTAAACCCATAACTCCAAGATTGAGAAGCTGCAGCTTGAGTAAAAGTTACTTTAAAAGTTTTACCAGATTCGCTCTGTGTAACAAGAGTATTGGAATCTGACCGAGAGGTTAATCCCAGATTCTCTGAAGCAGTCCAAGGAGGTACTTGATTATCGTGATTAGTTACCCATGTGGGTGTATTACTAATAATATAATTTACCGTAACTTCAGCCCCATTAGCTATTCCATCCCAATATTTCTGTTTCGTAGAAATAAAACCAAAGCCTTGATTAGAAGAACTGGGGTTACCCAAAGCATCAAAACTTATACTACTGTATCGAGAAGTAAATGTATACTTATAGGTTACCTTGTGTATATCTTCCAACTTTACACATTCGTTGTTTCCATAGGAACTGGCATTGGATAGTTCCAACCCCACATAATTCTCCCCGGTTCCTGTCGAGGAGAGTGCTAACAATTCAGCCTTGGTAGGGCAGTCATTTCCTGTCTTACCAAGGCCTACTTTAGTTTTGACAGCACTCCATGTTGCTATCTCTCCCATATTAATCTACATCTTTAAGATTTCTGAGTTCTGAGATTTCAGCCTTCAAAGCCTTAATCTCATCGTAAAGAAGTTTGATACCTTCGATTGCCAGAGTAGACATCTTATGGTACTTAACTTGTTTTACCAATACGTATTCTTCACCGTCGATAACAACCGTTTCGAATTCCTCAGGATTAGGAACTGAATCCTTAGTTCTTGGGTCTTCTTCTACGTAGTTATTAAACCCAGCTGCTTCCAAACCTTGTGCAATGGTACCTTCATCTTCCTTACCATCCATGATAAAGGATTCTGTAGGTATACTGCAAATTTGTTCCAGAGTATGGGTTAACGGTTTGATGTTAGATTTCAATCTTTCATCGGAAGACTCTTTCCAGAAACCAGAAGGAGCAGTAGTCTTAGCAAATACTACCTGGTCGGTAGTTGCCAATCCCAACTGGGTTCTAGTTACTGAATGAGGATTATCCTTTCTACCTGCATGGTTACTGATAGAAGTCTGAGCAGCAGTACCAGCAGCCTTAGCATCGGCAATGGCAGAAGCTTGAGCGGTAGATACTGGTTTGTTAGCATCCGAGGTATTATCGGCATTACCTAAACCTACCTGAGCCTTGGTTACTCCATGAGGATTGCTCTTATTGGCAATATGCTGATTTACCTTGGTTTCCAATGCCGTTAAATCGGTATCAGTATTACCTACTGCTTCATCGATGTAAGTTTTCAATTCTGTTCTAAGAGAATTGATAGCATTGGTTCTGTTAGTAATTTCATTTGCCAACCCAGTAACTGTGTTATCCAGGTTCTTCTTGTCGGCTGCAGTCATTACACCGGCTACGGTTTGTGTAGCTGCAGGAATATCGAAAGTATGTTGAGTTTCGTTTACCTGGAAACTACCATCCTCTTTCCTTTCTGTCCACCAATAACCTATGGTTAATTTAGTAGCAGAAGTAATCAGATTAATTAAATTACCTGAGTTCTCCAAATCTCTACCAAGGATATGGTCAGGGAAACTGTTAATCTTAGCCGTAATTGCATTATCGGCATTAGTACGATTGGTAGTTTCGGTAGCTATCTGATTAGGTAGGGTAGTGTCAAGCTTAACCTTATCAGCAGCAGTCATTACACCAGCCTGAGAAGCTGTAGCAGCAGTAATCTGAGAATAATGATCTTGAATATTACCATTACCAAACCAACATTTGAAATTCAGTCGTACTGTACTTGCTTGGTAAGTGTTATTATAAAAATGAGATGCACCATTAGCTTTCAGAGAAGCTACCTGGTCTTCCAATTCTTTACCTCTACCACCATCGAAAGCAGTACCTGTAATTTGTCCAAGGATAAGTACCTGAGCATCTGCCCTTGCAAAGATAGTACCTGTCCAACGGAATTGGTAAGGAGGTTCACCATTGGTAATATTGATATAAATCTTACCTGCCTCTCCAGTGATAGCATTCTGATGAGCAGCATCCGAATACAATTTGATATTCGTAAGTTCTCCCGTAGCAGATTTATCATAAGTAGCATATACATCAATGATGTCATCTACGTATGATGGCAATTGGTTAGCCGGTACCGTACCATTAGCATCAAGAGAAGCAAAGCCATTAGCTTTACCTTTCGTAGCAACAAAGGCATCATGCTTAGCTTCTAGAGCATCAATATTTGCCTGCAATTTATTATCAAGTGCGGTATCTGCTGCGGTTCTATCGGATATCTCTTTGTCGATTCTTGCACCCAATGCAGTATCAGCATCCGTACGGGCTTTTGCTTCATCGGCTACTGCTTTAGTGAACTTAGTATCAAGGGCTGTATCGGCATCTTTACGGTCTTGGATTTCCTTGTTTAGAGCAGCTGTAGAGGAATTAGTCAAAGCCTCGATTGCATCTTTACGGTCTTGAACCTCTTGAGCAATAGCATCTGGTAATGTCTCATCAAGATTTACCTTATCTGCTGCAGTCATTACACCCGCAAGCTTATTAGTTGCTGAAGGGATGTTTATATGTCTTCTATTCGATTCTTCTGGGTTACTTTTATATATCCCACTCTCTTCATCTACAGTATATAAATCTAAGTAGAGATCTACCATATTAGACTGTTGAGTCCTTCCATCAAACCCAACTATAACATTATCTGGTATAGAATCGAACAACTTCTTATCAGCTGCTGATTGTACACCAGCCTTTTCAGAAGTTGATGAAGGCAAAGTGATTGGGTTCTGAACCGTAGTACCGTCTTCAACATTAGTCTTAGTAGCAGCAATCCCTACAGTAGTTTCATTAGGAGTAACTGCACCCAAAGCAAAGTTAGCGGTATTGATTCTGTCCAATTCTACTTTATCTTTCGCAGTCATAGTACCAGCCTTATCTGCCGATACTACCGGTAAATCGAAAGTATCTGTAGTGTCATCATTCAAGCCATTATCCTTAGTTACTGTAACTGTAACCTTATCAGCATCAGAAGCTGCTGAGATTTCGGTAATAGCATTGGGGTCTAAGCCATCAAGTTTAACCTTGTCTGCAGCAGACATAACTCCGGCAAGAGTTTGAGTAACTGGCAAAAGGTTCTTAGTTGCCTCTACCTCATCACCATACTGATTATTCTCTTGGTCTTTAGTAGAAGTTTTTACCTTGAATGTAAGTTGAGTAGCGTTACGAGTTACAGCACTTACATCTGTAACCATGGTACCAGGCAAAGCATCAGAAGTACCTTCCTCAGCTACCAATCTTTCCTCATGGTCATTGGTAATTGCAGTGAATTTATTATCCAATGCAGTATCGGCATCGGTTCTGTCTTGGATTTCTTTATCGATACGAGCATTGATTTTCTTATCTTCTGCAATACGAGCAGCTTCCTCTGCATCGATATTATCCTGGAGAACTTTATCAGCAGCAATTCTTTCTTCCCTTTCTGTATTGAGGTCAGAAGTATTCTGGTCGATTTTTGCCTCCAATCGGATATCTTCGGATTTACGAGCAGCAATTTCACTTTCCAACAAATCCTTGATGGCAGTGTAATTACCATTAACGTTATCTTGAATACCCTGGATTAGTTCCAAGTTACGTTGGATATTTGCCGAGTTCTGATTTACCAAAGCATTGGTAGCATTCAGAGAAGTTAACAACTCTGTACGAGTTTCACTAACGAAAGTCCTCAAATCATTTACAGTTGTGGTAAGAGTAGTACTCAGGTTAGTGAAAGATTGTTGCAGGTTATCGTCTCCTTGTTCACGCAAGTTCTTTTCAGCAGTAAGCTTATTTTCTAATTCAGTAAGCTTAGCAGTCATAGTTGCAGCGAAATTTGGGTCATCCCCTAATGCCTTAGCAATCTCTGCTAGAGTATCAAGTACTTCAGGTGCAGAACCAATAATCTTTTGGATAGCTGCCTCTACTTGTTCTGCATTCTGGAAATCAGAATCATTGAGTAATTCTGATACCTTCGTAATGTAGTTAGCATGTTCTTCGATGCCATCAAGTTTAGCATACAGAAGGTCGGTAAAATCATTTGCAGAAAGACCCTTGCCATCTACTTTGTCTACCTTCTTATTATCCATTGCCTGGTCTGCAGCAGTACGGTCTGCCTTTTCCTGAGCAATAGCATTATTAATAAGGGTATCTTGATTAGCACGTTCTGTGGCCTCCTTATCGATATTGGTTTGCAACAGAGTATCACCTGCCAAACGTTCGTTCTTCTCAGTAAGGATATCCTGGTTGATAGCAGCCATGTCATCCTTGTGATTCTGAAGATTGGTATCAATCTTTGCCTCAAGAGAAGTTTCCTTGGCAATTGCCCGGTCTTTCTCTGTATTGATTGCAGTGGTATTATTCTTAACCTGCTCTTTGAGGTCATTCATAGCAGTCGTATTGCCTGCCTCTAGAGTATCAATACGAGCTCCCAATGCAGTATCAGCCGCAGCTCTGTCCGTTTTTTCTTGGTCAATCTTGGTATTCAATTTACCTACCTCTGATTCCAAAGCTTGTTTGGTATTATCCAACTTAGCAGTGAATTCTGTAGACAAGGCTTTATCTGCAGCAGTACGGTCTGCTACTTCTTTATCGAGATTTACCTGAAGAACTTGGTCTGCAGCTGTTCTCTCAACACGTTCAGTGTTAAGGTCGATATTTACATTATCAATACGAGAACTCAAACCACTGTCAGCATTAGTACGGTCAACGATTTCCTCGTTAATCATATCCTTAACCTCCTTGTAGTTATCACCTACTGTCTTGGTTAAGTTAGTGATGGCTTCTGAGTTTCTTTCGATATCGTGCTGATTAGTAGCGATAGCAGTAGTATTCGCATTAACCTGTTCCGTAAGTTCATTACGAAGAGTGTTAATAGAATCCTGAATGCTCAAAGCCAATTCTGAAACACGTTTGTTTACGTTATTCAAACTTACAGTGTAAGCCTCATCAGCAGTCTTTCTGTCGGCAATTTCCTTATCCAAGCTTGCCTGGATTGCGGCATCTGCATCTTTACGGTCTTGGATTTCTTTGTTCAAGTTATCCTTAACTACATTAAGAGCAGTATCACCAGCAGTGGATTTATTGTCGATATATTCTTTCAGTTTAGTTTCAAGAGCAGTATCTGCAGCAATTCGGTCTGCCTTTTCTGTAGCTACCTCTGCACTGTTTGCAGCATCACCAGCAATACGGTCTTCCTTCTCTTGGTTAATCTCCTCGGTTAAGGCAGCTAACTTCTTGGTGATAGTTGTTGCAAAGTTGGGGTCATTACCAAGAGCATCGGCAATTTCCTTCAAGGTATCAAGTACCTCGGGAGCAGAACCTACAATTTTCTGAATAGCAGCATTAACTTGCTCTTCATTTTGGAAGTCCATATCATTAATCAACTCAGAGAGCTTGGTAATGTAATTGGCTTTCTCTTCAATACCGTCAAGCTTAGCTTTGAGAATATCCGTAAAGTCATTCTTAGTCAATGAATAACCTTCACGTTTATCTACCTTCTTATTATCAAGAGCAGTATCTGCATCTTTACGAGCCTGAGTTTCAGTAGCAATAGCTTCTAACAGTTGAGTCTTATCTGCTTGACCTTGGAGTTTTACATCCTCAATCTTATGATCCAAAACCAAATCCTGAGCAGCACGAGCAGTAGCTTCGGAATCAATATTATTCTGAAGTACCTGGTCTGCAGAGGTACGAGCTTGAGCCTCTTGGTCAATTTTACCTTGCAAAGCATTATCTGCATTAGTACGGTCAGCTACCTCTTTAGAAATTTCATTATGAAGAACTTGGTCCTCAGAATGACGGTCTACTGCTTCCTGGTCAATCTTACTCTGCAATGCTTGAGTATCTGATTGGCGATTAGTGATTTCCTCATTAATCTTAGAATCCAGAATAGTATCTGCATTCGTACGATTAGATACCTCTTCAGCAATCTTGGCTTCAAGAGCAGCCTTGTCATTGATGTGAAGAGTTTTGAGTTCATTTACACTTTCCTTGATTTCGTTATCGGCAGCGATACGTTCGTCCTTTTCTTGTTGGATGAGGCTCTTAAGTTCATCCTTAATCTCATCGCTCTTATCGTTTACCTTATCATTGAGATCCTTAATGTCTTCGGCATTTTTATCTGCCTTAGCTTCTACCCGAGCAATATCAGCTTTCAAGTCTGCCTTAACAGTATCAATTTTGTTGATTAACTGTTCAGCAGCATATTTCAAGTTATCATCTACCGCAGCAATAGCAGCACCCAATGCAGCTTCTGCTTCCTTAGCACGACTTACTTCCTCGCTAAGAGAAGTACGAAGCTCGGTAAGTTTATTTGTGATAGTTGTTGCAAAGTTGGGGTCATTGCCCAAGGCTTCTGCCAACTCCTTAAGAGTATCAAGAGCATCATCAGCACCATCAACCAGGTCACTGATTGCCTTCTTAACATCCTCTTCAGTTTGGAACTTGAGATCATTTTCAAGCTCTGAAACTTTAGTGATGTAGTTTGCTTTCTCCTCGATTCCATCCAACTTAGCCTTAAGCTCGTCGGTAAAATCGTTTTTAGATAAGCCATAACCTTCTTTCTTATCTACCTTATCCTTGATAGAAAGTACGAAGGCCCAGAACTCATTAATAGTTCCGGCAAAGCCAGCACGAACAAAGTCATCATAGTAACCTTGTAACAACCGCTGGTCAATTTCTTCGCAGGTATAATACTTACTTACATACATATTTTTAAAAATTTAAGGATTAATTACTGCACGTTGACGACCCAGTAAGAATTCAGAGTCGATATCTCTGAAAGGTTCTTCTTCTGAACCACAGAAAGCATTTTGTGGTACATCTGGATTTTCTGGGTCTACATCTCCACCGTCCTCAATATCTCCCCGTATGCAAGCATAATCAGGAAGCCTATTTACCCGGAACTTAATTACCTGGCCAATACCAGGATGAGGTATTATCTTATCCCAAATATCCCCGAAGTAATCTTGAAAGCAGGTGACAAATTTGTTTCCGGTCATCGATTGAAATGCCGTTACATCATTGCCATTACCTTTCATTTCAATATGAACTCCAGAGGTACCGTTAAGGATAACCAAGTTACTATCAAACCAAATTCCATTGTTGGTAGTAATGGGTGTCCACCTCAGTACTAACATCTTTGCCATATACTTTATTTTTATTCTACAAATTCTACTTTTGTATCTCGGTCTCTCTTTAGGATAACCATGAAAACCAAAGCCTCATCCTTAGCTTGAGCCGTTTGAGTATCACCTGATGGCTTATAAACTATACCGTTGATTACAAACCTATCTTGTTCCCAATTAAAATCCCAATAACCTTCCGGTGTAAGATAACCGATTTGTTCTATATAAGATTTAGAAATTAGTATTGATAAGTTTTCGTCATCCAATTCCCCAGTGATAGTTGCCTTGTTGATAGGCCAGTTTCTGAAAGCATTGTAGTAACATAATGCTTCGATTTGGATGTTATAATATTTAGGTATACTATCCTCAGCATGGCTGAGAAGTTGGTTAACGTTTTTTGCCCAAGTGATTGTTTGTCTACCGGCATCCCAATCTAAGAAGTCAGTGATAATTTTCTTGTACCTATCCCAAGAGCGGTTCTTTACCATTCTCCAGGGTTCTTTTGTCATAACTCAGTAAGGATTGATTTATTACCACCTTTCACAGGAGTACTTGGATTAGGTCCATCCAATACACCCGGTTGCCTTCGGTTAACTACTCGAGGAACTACGGTTCGTGATACAGAATCACAGAACGGCAGGTATATTTCTAATCTTGAAGCTAACATACAAAGGTTCTTTCTTAATTCATCTATTAAGCCACCTGGTTGCATTGCTTGAGAAAGTGTTTTCCATAATGAGCTTGCAGCTTCTGCCAGAGTGTCATAATATTGAACTTCAGTGGGCCCAGTAGTGATTTGTTTAATCCTATCACCTCGGGCAAGTTCAGGTTTAGAAGTACCATCACCAGTTTGCTCTTTGGTAGATGTAATTTGACTTAGGTATTCGGAAGTACTTGTCAATAGATTAAGTATCTTCACATTAAGAAAGTCCCATGCTGCCAATTCCATTATTAATTGGTTTTCTAGTGCTTCATACCATAATTCATCAGTATACTTATCTGCAGGAATTTGGTGATTTACTAGAGGACCAATATAATATTGCCATTTGGTGATGTAAATAGATTTCTCTTCCCTGGTCATCCCATCAGATATTTCTGAAGGGATATAATGGTCGATTAAGTTATATATTGTATCGGCTAATGCCGTATGCCCATAATCACAAACTACCAGAGTCTTATCTACGGTGATATCTAAACCGCTAGAGTTAGTTACATGTAATGTTACGGTATAGAAACCGGGAGTTTCATAAGAATAGGAAACATGTCTTCCACCATTGAAAACCTCTCCCTTATCATCGCCAAAGTCCCAGTCAAAAATGGATTTGGCCGGGACTTTGGATATGACTCTGAATGAAACTTCCAGACCTGACGTAACGTACAAAAAGTCCAGATTGTTATTCATATTAGTCTGTCTTATGTAATTTTCATATATTACCCTTTAGAAGAGGATTCGAATTCTTCCAGCAAAGCCTGAATAAGTGTTTCTACTGTATCATCTTTCTCGGCAACTATTTCATGAAGACCTGCTACCAGTTTCAGTTCTTCCAGGGAATAGCCCTTTGCAAGTTTTTCAAGAGTCATGCCTTTCTTGAACTGAGCATTCAGTCTCTTATCCAACTTTTCGATGTCGGCCTCTGAATACTTTTCGATTTCTGATTTATCAGCAATGATAATCAGATGGCCAGAGGCAATTGCCTTCTGAATCTTTGGTGCACGGAATTGACGACGAGAGAGTTCCTTGTCTTCTCCTCTACAAACGGTAATACCAGTTGATTGGTCATGAAAACTGTAAGCTCTTGGTCCCACAGTTACTGTATATTTATCTTTAGCCATATTTCCTAAGATTTAAAAATGATTAATGATTAAAGAGAGGATAGGTCTTTTTAGTTACCTACCCTCTCAGGGAATTTATATAGATGAAACCGGACGTCCCTTATTATTCTAGGTTAACCATCAAATATGGGTCTACGTTCATGAACTCGGGGAAGCCGAATTCTGAGAACTTCTTGTCGGCAGCCAGCAACAGAGTTGCATCCTGGTACATCTTAGAGAAGCCAGTAGTCAAGCTTGCATAGATTGCCTGAGTCTGGTTAGAAACGATTCTTTCAGATTCAAGCATCAACTGACGAGCAGTAAGCTTAATCAAGGCAGCAGATGTATCAATCAACAGCAACTGTTGGTCGGGTGTACCCGGGTGAATGTAGAAGTCAGCATTCTTGGGAACAGGAGACTTAACATTCAGGGTAGCTTCTGTAGTACCAGAGTGACGATCCTTGAATTCCGGCAAGTTCAGCATTTCGATTGCCTGGTCTTCACCACCAATCATAGTTTGGAAGTTACGTCCCATACGAGCAGCACGTACCCAAATATGCAGAAGGTCTTTGTAAGTGATACCGTTAGTTGTTTCGTATACACCGATTACCGGGGCAGACTCAGAGCCATCAGGGTTGTTACCATTGATAGCAACGTCCATAGCCAGAGTATCCAGAGCATAACCCAACTGAACACCAAAATCACGAAGGTAGATTCCCAAGACATCGAGTGAAACATAGTTACGAACTTCATCAGTAAGTTTGAAACCTTTTCCGATTTTGAAGAGGCTAACTGATTTCTGTCCGAAGCTAACATCACCCAATGGGATAGTTTCTGCCTCATTAACCTTTGCAGGGGCAGCATCCGACATGTTAACCATCGGCATGATTGCTTGTAAACCATTGATTGGTTGGTCAGATGCAATGATATTTGGATAGAACGGAGCCTGGCGCATACCCAATGTGATAGCAGCACGGATGATTTCCGGAACAATCCAACGAATATTCTGTTGGGGCATTGTAAAGATGTTCTGCATCGTGTCCACTTTTGGATTGATGCCCATCTTTTCAAAAAGTTCATCTTCTGAAATACCCCATTTACCGGTAACCAATTCTCCAAAAGTTACCTCTACAGGCTTCTTGTCCTGTGAACCGGAACGAACAGCTTCCAAGCTTCTTACCATTTCCGGCAGCTCATTCATAAAATCTTGAGCCTTCAACTTTGTAATATCTATTTTATTTTCCATAACTTCTTTTCTCTTATTTGATGAGTACTTGAATTACCTCATTTGCCTCTTCTGCTGGATTAAGGGCAATGAACTGGGTTGAAGTTGCTTGGTTAGCTTTTACGAATCTATCGTTAAGCAATTCTCCATCGGGAGTTACATAGCCAGCTTCGATATTTCCGTTTGATACCCAGTTACAAATCATGTAACCTTCCATAGCTACTGTTACCTCTACCGGGAAATTTCTTTGAGGTTGATAAGCAGGGTTAACGTTATCCGTTACTGCTACACCCAAATAAACTTGAGTAGCTGTATCAGTGCAAGGGTAAATCAAACCTTCTTCATTCAAAGCCACTGGCATACCCTGTACGATTTTCTCTCCAGCTTTAACATTGAAAGCCTGGTGCAATTTGTGTGACTCACTTTTGTAAATCACCGCTCTCGGGGTTCTTTCCCCAAAGAGAGTAAGTTGCTGAGGGTCGTTTACGATTTTAGTTTTTTCCATAACGCGGATTATTTATATTAGTTATTTGATTTTGTTTCGATACAAGTTATCGATTACATTCTTAGTACTCGGAGATTCTGAATTCCGTTGGGTATCAGTACCTTGGGTTCCAGTTTTACCCTCGGTATCATCCTCAGCAATTGAGGAAGCACGGTTGACGTCCTTAGAACCACATTTTGAGCAAGTGAGAGGGAACTTCTCTTCCAAGCGAGCTTGGTAATCCTTGGTCAAGGAAATAAGAGTAGTAATACCAGTAGTCTCGGCATTGAGCATCGTAACGATTGTCTCATCTACCTTATCACCCATCAACTTCTTGTAGGTTTCTACGGCATTTTCACGTAGAGAAGCAATGTGATTCTTTCCTACGGTTGCCATTTCCTTCAAGTTAGCTACTTCGGCATTCAAGTTGGTAATCTGTTCCGTAAGAGAAGTTTTCTCTGTAGTAAGATTATCTACCGAAGTTTGCAATTCGTTTCTGGATGATACCAAAGTCTGAATGCAGGCGATTACATTTTCCTGATTCATCTCTTTACCTTCTTCCAGGGTAAGCATATTATCCCCGAAAAGGCTTTCAAGAAATTTTAGTAATTCTTCGTTCATGTTATTTTTATTTGAATGATTATCCTTGGCATCATTATCATTAAAAGAACCCTGAGTATCGTCCTTTTCTTGATATGATGTTAAATCTGATTTATAATCAGTAAAGAAGTATTGCTTCGATTTATCATCTCTGTATTCTTCATAAGATGCCCAAGTTCTTTTGGCAAAGGTTGGGTTAATGATTTTACCATCCGAACCAATTTTCTGGGCAAATGAATCAGCACCATGTGAAACTAGTGAGGTCTCAAGGTAACGAACAATTTCAGTAACAATTCTACGTACCATAACTCCCTTAGAGTCATAAGTACCCAGTTTCTGATAAAATTCGTTATCTTCCATTTGGGGATGGGATTTATCCCACTTAAATTGTACAGTAACTGAATTACTATGAATTGAAGGAGGTTCCATAAGGATGCCTCTAGCAATTCTTGGGTTTGCCTTACCATCGATTTTCAGAATACCGTTGATACCAGCGGGTATAGTAAAGCTACCGTCTTTATAGGATTCCTGCCACATTACTTGTGATACAGCACCAATAGCATTACCGATGTTGGTTTCATGGTCACAGTTTACTGTTTGACCAAGCAACATCTTCATAGAAGCCTTTAGTACTCCATTCTGACCAAAGTCTGTCGGGTTCCAATTCTTAGATACAATCGTTTCTGAAAGTAATCTGAACATTGGTTCGATAAACTCTTCGTCCTTAGGAGTTAGTTCCGATTTGTCTAGGTTGGGATAGTAAGTATTATAATCTATATCCCCTCCCCAAAACCCAAATTGAGCAATGGAATCCGGTGTAGGATTTTTCCATTTGTAATAATTCTCTGAGAAAGCCTTGGCTCCCACTGCTTCTGGGATATACCCAGCCATAATGGTATGGCCTTGACCTATCACCATAGAATCAAGATGCTCTTTGTTTTTCTTTGTAAATTTACTCATCTTGCTTTAGTATTTTGGTCTCCTCGAGAAGGAGCCGGGTTATTCTTATCTCTTGACCTACGAGCAGATTGGTTTTTATCATCTTGCCTTTGTTTCTTCTTAGTTCCTTCTTGGGGGTCTGTATTACCTCCCTTAGCAAATTGGTCCTCAAGTGAAACTCTTGGTTCTTTCTCATCAGGAGAATCATAACCCATTGCCCAAGCATATTGCTCTTGACTAATGATACCTGCCTTATACAATAAGTCAAGGTTCTGTATCTTATACTGAAGACCTTGTTGGATTTTAACTTCATCAGAAACTGTAGAAGTTCCCCAATCAATCTTCATTCCCTTATTATTAAAGCCTGCCAGACGCAGTTCTAGAGAATAAAGTCGGTCCAATACATAAGCTACAAGCATTTGGATATTTTTTAACTGGCTAATCATCTTAGACAGCATTATACCAGTTGCACCTTCACCAGTAGTAGATGATACCCCAATGATAGAGCCATTAACTCCCAACCCATTTGCTACAGATTGTTGGTTCATATTCCAAGGCTTCTCGATATTACCGAGCTCCTTAGTAGTAGAATTTAGTTTGAATTCATGGTCATCTATGTAACCAGCAACTACCCCATCCTTCATACCCTCTTTAACATTACGTTTGAGGATATTGAGTTCATGGTATAATCTGGATTCATAAGATTTAATACTCTCATTTGGCCTTTGTGGAGATTTCTGCATCTTAGCTTCTAAGAAACCAACCATACCACAAATCTCCATGATATGTTTGAAGTTAATCTTCATATCATTTTGTCCTTTGAGAGAATCCAATGCAGGCATAAATGGAGGAACTCCATAAGGTTCATCGGTATCATTGAACATACCAACATAGAAGTAGGTTTCTGGGTTAAGCTTAATGTAATCTTGTTGCTTAACAAAGAAATTTATATTCTTTTGGTAAGGAGCATACACCCCATTTAATTCGCGTTTAAACTTGATGTGTTCTGGCTTAAGGAATAATACAGTAGCCAAACCATCAAGCTTATCATTTGGTACTCCTTCTACGGATATTGCCCCACTTACAAGAAGTTGAACAATCATTTTATTAACTAAACCATCTATACCAGCAGTATATCTGGTCCATCCCTTGGTGGCTTTCTTAAGATGTTCTCTCATCTTTGAAGCCTCTTCATCGGTATTATTAGGGAAAGTTACTGTATGACTGGTGTTAGCTAACTTAAACATATCTTGCAATGCAATGCCCATATCAGGATTTACCTTATATAAATCCCGAATTAAAGGTATCACATCAACACGAAAAGAGGGTTCAACTAATTTAGTCAACCCTTGTAATGATGTAATTAAGTTATCGCTATCATCGTCAACTGAAACCCTACCAGGTGAAATTGATGTGGCAGGCTTCTCCTCTTTATTAGAGGATGTACCATTCTTGGGAGGGTCCTTCTTACGTCCCCAACCCCAACTAAAATTGAAGTACTTTTTCATCTTGGTTGTACGATTACGTTAGTTTTTCCTTTCCTTATGTGATTACATATTGCTTTTCCAAAGATATCATCATCGGCATATACATCCCCTTCAAGGTCTACATCTACAGCTGAATTGTTAGCCCTATGTTTACCCATTGCAACAGGTCTACCTAAACCATCATAAATGAAGGTATAAGCTTCTTGTACAAAGAATGGGTCCTTAATGATTACGTGATCTAATCGAATATCTTCTTCCAAGTTTTCTATTATCACTGAACGATTCTTTTGGGTGGTTAACCAACCAGGGGATTTATCCATTTCAGGTCTACTTTTACCTTTTTTCTTTAGCATCTTCTGGTAGTAGTAAAGGTTAGGGTAGCCTTCGTCTTGAAGCTTAGAAGTTACTGATAAACCAACGTCATTGGATTCTGGAGCTATTACTGCCCAGTTAAACAACTTCCCAGTATCACCAAGTAACTTAGCATAAGCTCCCACTGCCATTCTTCCCTTATATACTACTTGTTCTTCTCCTAGCTTATCCATACAAGTAAATGAAGAGTAGTCAGAAGCTCTACCAGTTGAAACGTCTGCACCAATGAAATATTCTTTATCTGATTCGGGTTCACAGAATTGTCGGTATTGACCATTAAATCTCTTCTTAATAACTGGGTAATCACTAAGGCAGTCTTCGATAGCTTTAATATCGGCTAAGTCGAAGACTGTATTACCAGATGATAAGAAGTCACCATCAATTTCTTGTGCAGTTCGTTTTGCTCCCAAAGCAGAAGACATTTGGTTATACCAATTGATATCTCGTTCTGGGTGCATTTGCCAGTATAATCGAATTGGGTTAAAAGGATTACCTCCTGCAATGGCATCTACCCAAGTTGAGTGATAGAAATTACCAACTCCATAGGGAGTGGAATTGACGATGGCAGCTCCACCAGTGGAAAGAGTAGGAAAAGCAGCAGCCCAAATTTGAGCAGCCCATCTTACTACTGCTGCCTCGTCAATTACCAGAAGAGAAAGGGATTCCGAACGACCGGCTTCGGATGATGTCGGAATTGATTCAATAAATGACCCATTATCAAATTCTATCATGGAAGCAGAACCGTATTCTCCAGCTCTACCATTGATTATGGGAGTTTGAAGGTACCATGGAAGATTCTTGTACATGAACTTAATCTTCTTAAGCACCTTCTTAGCAGTTGTGTCTTTGATAGAGATGATGTTTATCTTTTTGTTGGGATGGTACATCGCCAACCAAAGACAGTACATTGAAATAAGTTCTGTAATTCCTGCCTGACGGAACTTGAGAATGATATTGAATCGTTGGGCAATGAAATTGTAGAGAACTGATTTCTGAAATGGGTATAAATCAAATCTTACCTTTCCTCTTACTGGATGTATCACATAGCAAAAAAGGCTAAAAAAGAAAACATCACTAGAAACTCGGGATAAGTTTGATAGCTCTTCCCGAGTTAATGTAGTTCTAGTTTCTGAGATAGTCTTTGCCATATCTAAAAGTTATACGTTATTTGAAATTCGATGTCAGTACCTATACCAGATTTTATCTTCGGATAGTAAAAGGTATTGACTCCGAATTTGTAATTAAATCTCTTAGTCTTGATTGAAAGACCAGCTCCCATATCGAAGAAATTATTGAAAGGTCTGTATTTGCCATAGACGTATGGGCTAAGTGATAACCTTGCAACTTTCTTTCGAGTTAATTGACCTTCATACCAGTTGTAGTTGTACTTATCTAAGTCGATTGGGAATAGTCTAGTTGAATAAGTGTTAGTCTCCTTATTGAACAGACTTAAGTTCAACTTATCTTTCTTCAAAACAATTTGAACCAGGGAATCTTGGTTACTGATAACTGGCTGCCTTAGCATGGAATCAGGAAAGAGAGTTGGCTGCTTATTATCATGAACTAAGATTTTACCTGGTTCAACTTTTTCTGAGTACTTCTTCTCTGGTTTGAAGGGTTTCTCTGTGTATACTGTATCTGGGATTTCATTGACCGCTAGTTCCAGGGAATCAACCTCTCGAGAAAGTTTGTAATTCCTGAAGCAAAGGTAAATAGTAAATCCTAGAAGTACAATAAACAAGGCCCTTTTTAAATTCTTCATGGTAATTTCGCTTTTAGTGAAACTCTGGTACTCACTCGTTTCCTTGTTTTCCCTTAACAATCCCTTTCTTACCTTCAGAGTTGATTTATAGGATTATAGCTTTCTTTACCAGAAAGCACTTTCCTAAAAAAGAAAAACTTAATAAAAAGAAAAAAGGGTTTTCAAACAGCTCAATTTAGCTCAGTTTTGATGAATCAATTTTCTTGAGGCATTTTTTGAACCAAATCCCTACCTCATAAACCGAACCCTTGGCAATTGTGTACCTTGCCTTGTTAAGCCAGTAATGGTAATCCTTAAAATCACCCTCGAAGGTATCACAATCTTTGTGAAGGTAAATTTCGAATTTATCGGGGAATCCCATAATTGCCTTGAAATCCTCTATTCCCAAAGGGTAGCCATCGGGTCTAAATTGCCTATCTGCAGGTCTGAGAGTTAAGGGAGGTTTATCATACTCCAATCTATACACTCCTGGAAGAGTACTCATCTTTGCAGTTTTGATAGGCCACTTCTTTTCATTCTTGAAATCCCTAACCCAGAGCCTATGTATCTTTGCTACTGTGAGATTCTTCTTCTCTGGAAGCTTTCGATAATCATACATTGCCAGAGTTTTACTCATAAACGGAATCTGGTTAGTATTATTTTTCTGAGAGAATGTGAGTGGTTTAAGTAGATTTCTAGTAGTTGTTGGAGTTTTTACTTGAAATACTTCATCAAAAGCATTCAAGTATTTCTTACCAGTCTTTTTATGTACTCCAATGATGAGTAATCGCTTCCTTGACTCCTGTGAGTTTCCGTAATCTAAAACTGACCTTTCATGAAAAACTAATTTATAGTCTTTGAATGTTTCCTCAAAGAAATCCTTGGGAAGCAGTGTTAGCAGTCTTGGTAGATTTTCTATAAGAAATATCTTAGGTTTATACTTGAGTATTGATGCAATTACTAGATTAAGACTACGGTTATCTTTTGGATTGCCTAATTCTTTTACTTTAGATAACCTCATTACTGAGGCTGCTCCACAATCGGGGCTTGATATAATTATGTCTACTTTCTCATCGAATTCTTGTAAACAAAAGCCCTTGTAAAACGGTATATCTCCAAAGTTTAATTTCCATTGTTCTTCGCCCGGAGTGTGGAATACTCCCCTTATCTCTATGTTCCCTAACAAATTTTTCTTAAAAGGGAACAGGAGTGCACCCTGTCCAGCGCACACTCCCAATACCCTTAATTTTTTCATTTCTTGTAGCTTCTCAATTTAATGTACTTAATCCAAGCAAATGGCTTACGGTCTTCAAGATAACTCAGATTCTTATCATTATTGTGAGCTTCTTCTTCGAAACTTACATCATGATACCTTTCATTCTGTTTATCCCACTTGGCAAAGCATAGGATGATTATGTATTCGAGGATATACCAAAGGTAGAAGAATCCAAAAGTCAGAGCTACTACCCACCAAAAGGATATACCAAATGATAACCAGAGTATGATACCGAGTACCAAGCCCACTATACTACATTCAATCTGTTGTACCTGATGAATACACTCATGATTGATATCATCAGGTTTACACTCTTCTACTTTGTGTTTGAAGAATGAGTTATACACCAGAGTAATTGCTTTGTAACTGGGGAAAAGAAATACTTTTGCTACCCAGCTGTTAAAATGACATCTTTTCATAATTTACCTTTAAAGTTTTCGTAAGCATTTCTTAGTTTTTGGTCGTAGGCATTCTGGGCATACCCAGGACCATTGTATTTTCTGGCAAAGCCAGCCCAGTCCTTTTCTTTGAGATTACTCAAACAACCAGAGTTTTTCATGAAATAATACATGAGTTCTAGTTGATTTGCATGAGATTCCGACATCTTATGAACGAATTCGAAGACATCTTTACATTCACAGAGGTTGTGATTGAACCCACAAATCTGGAACATACCCCAACTTGCAGACTTCAATGCACATTCTTCGTCAATTTCTTTGGCTAATTCGAGTCTCTTATACTCGTGTACACCTCCCAAATACTTCGATTTATCCCATTTAGGGAAGAAAATCGTAGAATATCTCTTACAAAGGTAAGCTAAATCTCTGTCAGGGAATTTCTTATGTACTTCTTTGTACATAATGTGACCCTCAAAGAGGATTTGAGGCCTACCATCAGCTAAAAACCCATCTCTACCCGCTGCTTCTACCAATTGAACAGCTTTCAATAGAGCAGGTTCTAGACCTAAGCGAATAGCAAGGTCTTTAATCATTTCATTTGTTAGTTTATCCATAACTTATCAGTTTTAATGGTTCAATTTTAGTAACAAAAGTATTGCTTATAACCCATTTTCAATATGTTTAGAGGTTCTATTATCATATATAACTTATAAAATAATGCAATATGGACAAGAAAAATGAGTGCCAGATATGTGGCAAACCAATTAATTTAGAGGAATTCGATGAAACTAAAGAGATTCCCCAACTTATGGCAAGAAAACAAATTTGTTTTAAATGTGCTTTTTGGTTTAATCGATTAGCTTATGATAAAGAGCTTGAGAAAGAGGGTAAAATTGCGGTAATTACTCCAGATTATTCTCACTGGGTAACTAAAATTCCCGGAAGTATTCTAATGGTTCCTTCGGCTTTCGGGGGAATTTACCAAACTAAACTCCAACCAGTCAACACACTTGGTGTTATAGATGAAGATAAAGAGAAACTTTTCATCATCCGTTATAATAACATCACTCACCAAGGTACTATACCGGAGCATCTAAGAGATGCTTTTAAAGTAAATGGGGTATTTCTATCTCCACAGGAATACAAAATGCTAGAAGATTACCGGGGCAATGCCTATGAATTTATAAAAAATAAAATAGATAATGCAATAAATAAAGAATAATTTCGTATATTTGCATAAAGAAAAATTCTTAATAAATAAAGATATGAAAAAAGAAAAGAAAGAAATCAAAAAGCTCAAAGAGGGGGATGAGGTTCTCTTCACATTATCTGGAAGACCCATCATTGAGAAAGTTACAGTGGAATCTATCGATAAAAAAGGTGGATTCGCAATGCTCAGTAACCGAGTAAAAGTTGCAAGAACCTTAGGTCCTGATGATACATATCCAAGATTGGATGGGCAAAAGGGGGAAATTCTTCCACTCACCGAAGAAAATGAAAGAGTATTCCTTGCATACAAGGCTTATTTCTCAATCAAGAGAAACATAGAACTCCTTGATAAGGAAATTAGAAGTATGAAAGATTCGAAAGCTTTCGATATGATGATTGAATTTGATAAGAAGCTTACCAAGATTATTAACAAATACCTCAAAGAACAATGACTACCGTATTAGCGATAATTTACTTGGTATGTTTGCCATTCACGGTATTTTTTGTAAGGGCTTGCTTGGATTATTTACCCTATACTCACAAAATACACTCTCTCGTTTTATTCATCTCGGTATGGATAGTATTACCTCTATTTCCAATTTATCTATTAATCAGATACATAAAATACAAATTACTATGAGATACTTTTTTGACAGAGATGGTAATTATGCTGGGACATCAATGCAAGGGTGGGAGATAATTCTCCTACTCTTGTTCCCAGTTGCTTTAATAATTTTCCTCGTATTCTTACCCTTCTATGTATTTCATAAATACAGTTCTAGAGAAGAGGATAAAAAATACGAGGAAGAACATCCAGAAATACTAAAAGTAGATTCTTATATTACTTGCTGGTATCCCTGGCATAGGTATTCTGTTGCATATACACTGGCTCTTATATTCTGGGTAATTGCTTTTATAATTGGGATATTATCTTAATACGGGTATTAAGTTGGCTTTTGACTTGCCCAATAAAAATTCAAATCTAATGGATATTTTTTAGTGGGGTTAAACCTACTGGAGAGTATAGGAGTATCATTGCTAACAGGGGGAGTTGAAACTTTTGTAAGAGTATAGGAACCCAATCCAGTTGTTTTTGTTGTAAAGTATGAATTACTTGGTAAATCGTAGTTAGGACTAAAAGCATTACCATTCTTATCGAGGCAGGACCAAGATAGCATGTCGGAATTTACTGGGTATATACTAGCAATATAGACATTAATAGCATATCTATTTTGATTTACTATCCAATTCTTATATCTGGTACCATCAGCCATAGATCCACTTTCGCCACTAATATTGGTGGTAATAAAAAAAAAAGCATTTGTGTCTACTCCATTGATGGTTATAGGATTAAAACGTATTTCCCAGTATTCTTTTTCTTCGGGAGTAGTAATCTTAAGATTTATTTTATTACCAGATTCATTTTGTGTAAGTACACAAAGCCCAGAAGTACCGTCATTTTGTGCAGTAATCTGAATACTATTGTTACTCTTGTCTTCCTCCAGAAGATAATCCGAGGTATTATTGATGCTAGCAGAATAACCAACTCCAATAACCCCAGACAATTTGCCATTTACATACTTACTCTTTTGAGATTGTATTGTCCATCTCTCAGAGTTTCCCTGTCTTATTTCTGCATATACATCTTTGGTGGATCTCTCCACTGCTCTAAAGTTTATTATTTCCATAATTTTTTAGTTTGGTTTATAGAAAGAACTTTGATATCGCCAATACCAAAGGGATAATCCGAAGTCTATGATATTATATAATCAATATAAAGAATTATGAGAAAGTATCAGTATCAGATTTACTACCATACAAGCAGAGGAAGGTACTTCATTAAGATTAGGTATTCTTTCCTGGGATTGGTGTTTTGGCTTACACTTAGAGATAAGAATTCGAGTAATATAGAAACCTTCCTTGATAAGGATAAGGCAATTGAAAGGGCAGAAGATTATTTAAGGTATTTATACCTAAAGAGAAAAAATAGTAGGGTGTTAAAGGTTACTGGGAGAATAGATATTACCAGTAGGTTAAAATCAGTGAGGGAGGATTATTAAGATGGTGAAGGTTGAAACAATTAGGGATGATAATGAAAAGAGAATCCTAAGATGCTCTGAAGGTAATCGGATTTGGTATCAGATATGGATTACCCAATTGGATATGAATTGTATAGAAAGGTACTTTGATGGGTATGGTGAAGTTAAGAGGTGGTGGTTAAGGAATCTTCAACAGTATTATGTTTTCTTTTATGAGAAGAAAGGTGGTAAGGTTCGAGGAGTTCTTGGGAAAGATAGGACTAAGGATTTAATTCGTGCTATACTTTAATTAGTTGCCAGAGACCTAACATCCCTGGCTTCTTTGTGTGTTATGTGGGCATGTATGTGGTGTGGGATATCTGGGTATGCCTCTAATACGAGGTGTCAAAATTTCCTGGTACTAAAAATGTGTATTTGTCCTCAAGGTACCCCTTAATGTGAGGGCTTCGAAAGTTGTGGTACTAAAAGGGGCGTACGGTTCCGTTAAATTTAACATTTGAAAATAAAAAGTAAGGGACAAACATTTTTATTTATCCCTTTGCTTTCTTTCAATCTTTAAATGTTTCGTTATTATCTTTCAAAATTTCTTTTAAGTCTCTATAACATTGAATTGCTAAATAAATTACACCAACAAATAAAAATATATTTAATAACATAGAATTTAATTTTTAAGTGAGTAGGGAAATATTTCCCTACTCTGATTTGTTTTTACTTCAAAGAGTTTTTCACTATTTCAAGCCCTTTTATTAGAATTGCTTTCTTTTCTTCTTTTGTATTTTCTGATGCAATAGAATTAAATGAAAAATCATTCAGCGTATATACTTGTTTATAAAAGTCTATAAATCCCTCAATTAGTTTTTTATCTGCATTGTTTGCAATCGTGGAAAGAAAATTAAAAGTTACATTTCTGAACTTTTTGCGTAACGATTTGATTTGCTTTTCGTTTGCACCCTCAAAAAGTTCTTTTTTATAAATTTCTGTTTTTGTCCCTAAAGACGTTTTGAAAAGACCCGCGTTTTTTTCTTTAACGCTTTTCAATACGTCTAAAGCAATTAAACTATTTGCTTTGCTGTTTGCACTTGCTTTTTCTACATTCACGTTATTAATTTGCTTTTTCATAATTAAATTGCTTGAAAGTTTTATTATTTATTATTTTTATTACCTTTTCAAATAGACTTTCAAGACTTTTTAAACTATTCTAATAAGGTAGTATTTATTTCATTTCTGTATTGCAAATATAAGAACTATTTTTTAATCTACAAAATTTTTAGAAAAATTTTTGAGAAAATGAATATTTTTATTTTCAAAATTATTTTTGTGAAAAATTCATAAAATAGAAAATATTGTGCACCCTAAAAAGGACTTAATTTTTGCACTTAATTTTGGGGGTTCACAAGGGTAATCTTCACACGCCTTGTAGTGGGCATATATGATATGTATATGGATAATCCTATATAGCTTATGCCTACCCTCTTGAGAGTGTATTATATACCTGTATATTGAAGGCCATTAATCGACTAAGGTGATAAAGAATTAAGGCCGATTAGCTATATCCCTATTATTGCCCTCTATAAACCTATTAGGTCCTAATTCTATAAGGCCATATAGGGACTATGGTAAGCCTATAGAGATTAGGATAGCCTATAATGGCTTACTAAGTTAGCGTAAGTAAAAACCCAGAACCTAAGTTAGGCCTGGGCTTAGGTGTACCTAAGTTAGCGATTAGGCTTCTGCAATTTAGGTTCTCATTTGATTAGGGATTTT